TACGCGGGCATGTTCCCCACGTTTGAGAGCTTTTGTCAGGTGATGGACCAGTGCACCGAGAATTTTGAGTGCTTGGTGATCAATAACAATGCGAAATCCAACAAACTGCACGAACAAATCTTCTGGTACAAAGCGCAACAGCACGGTCCGTTCAAATTAGGCTCTAAGGAATTCTGGGAAATCTCTAAGGATTTGCACTCGGATGATGAAGAGGAGTCGTACGACCCCAAAAACTCCGGTAAAAAAGGGCCCAAAATCAACGTAAAAAAGAGCAAATGGTGAAAACTTGCTTTTGCGCCAACAAAAGCAAGTTTGCAATCTTGCTCACGCACATCCGTGAGCAAAAGCGAACCCGCAACTGCGGTGTTGCAAAAATATTTGCAATCTTGCTCCTCCAATCGGCGTAGCAAGATTCGCACTTTGAAAAAAAGCGCTTCACATTTGGGTGGAGCGCTTTCCAATCTTGCTTCACATTTGGGTGAAGCAACATTTATTGAAGCGTTTGTATAAACACTGCTTCAAAAATTAACAAACACTTGTGCCTAAAACAACTTAAACAGAGTCCGCTTATGCATAGTATAAACCCATACCACCATGGAACCCGCAACACAACAACACCAACAACAACAGGAGCTGAACATCGTTGAGCTCATTGAGAAAAACCCCATCACCCGACTGTCGCATGAATACAATGGCAGACTATTGACCAAAATTCAGCAATCGTTCACTGATTTTGAGCAACAGTTATTTGTGAGTAGTTTTTATTGCTACTTGAACTATGATAAAAATTTGGATTTCGTCGTTGATTTAGACAACGTGTGGAATTGGTTAGGATTTGCATCAAAATTTGTGTCTTTGAGAACACTGGAAAAACATTTCAAAATTGATATTGATTACAAAAATCTTACTGTTTTGGATGCCCCAAAAATAAAAATAAATGGCGGCCAAAACAAGCAAACCATCATGCTCACCGTTCGTTGTTTCAAGTCGCTGTGCCTGAAGGCACAAACAAAAAAGGCATCAGAAATCCACGAGTATTACATGAAGATGGAAGAGGTTCTGCACCAGGTCGTCGAAGAAGAGACGGATGAACTCAAACAGCAACTGGAACAAAAAAACGCCGTCATCCAAGCAGTGATCCAAGAAAAAGACTCCGTCATCCAATCCACAAAGAAAGAGAAGCAGCGCGCCGTGGAGCAGGCCATCATTGGCCAGTTCCCGTTGAACACGGAGTGCATCTACTTTGGCACCATTGACAACACGAATGCCGAAAACGAGAAGCTGATCAAATTCGGCCACACGAACGATCTCTCCACCCGCGTGATGGACCACCGCAAGAAATACCAAAATTTCGTGCTGGTCGCCGCCTTCCGGGTGCAAAACAAGGTGGAGATAGAGAACCTGATCAAGACGTATCCGAAGATCAAGCGCCACATCCGCAGCATTGAAGTGGGTGGCAAAAACAAGACCGAAATCATTGCATACGACAGCACGAACTTCACGATTGAGCGGCTGAAAAAACACATCGCCGACATCATTCATTCGCGCACGTACAGCATTGACAATTTCAACCGGCTGATGCAGCGCAACGAGGTGCTGGAAACCGAAAACCGTGAACTGCAAAAAACGGTGGCAACCCAGGCCCTGGAACTGAACGAATTACGGGAACTCGCGGCCAAACAGAAGCAGGAGCTGGAGGTGGTTGCGGCGGGTCACCAATCTGTCTACCAGAACGTGCTGCTGCCGGAGGACGAGTTGACGCAGAAGTTCAACGAATTCATCAAAGTGGCGTGCATTGTGCGCCCAGATGTGGAGGAGTCGTCGGTGAGCATGGAGGGGCGGTTCCGTTTGTGGTGTCAAACCAAGCCGACGAAGGAAACGTTCCACGCGCTGAAGAACTATTTGGACGTGCGATTCAAGGCCAAGCGCATTCGCGGGGTGCACGGCTACCTTGGCGTGAAACTGAAAACGGTGGAATACAAGAAGATATTAGTGTCCAATTCCGCGGAGGCATCATCGCTTTCGTTGAACCCGAATGCGGAGACGTTTTTGTTTGAACGATGCCAATTTTCGGACTGCGGCAAGATTCTGAATTCGGTTTTATTAAAAGAGTACCAGAAGTGGAAACAGTCGGTTGGACTGGCATTGACCGAGACGGACATGAAGGATTTGAAGGCGTATTTGAATGCGTCGCCGCATGCGCTGAAAGCGACCGTATGGACCGAGCAGGGAAACAACGAAGGATACTATGGCGTGTCATTGCGTGATGATTATTATGCCATGACGAATGCAGTGACAAACAACCCAATCTGCACATCAACCACTGGCAAAAAGGTGGAAAAGAGGGAGGCGACCACACACCAGCTGCTGGGGACTTGGCCAACCATTGCAAAGGCCGCCTTGGCGGAAGGCGTGTGCGCCGCGAAAATGAGCCGATGCATCAAGGGCAAAACCGTATTGAACGATTGTTATTATCATTTAGCATAAATGAAAATAAAATTATGTATAATATATACAAACATACAATGTCAGCGCCAGACATGTCAGAGCCAAATACATGCATTATAAATTCCAAAAAAGTTTTGAATGAATTAATAACAATGGGAAATGCTGCTAAAAGACTTAACCAAGAAATTATGCGTGCACTTGAACAGGGTGCTGGTGATGCTGAAAGTAATGTTGCTGAAAGTTCTGTTGTTGTTGGTGCTGGTGGAAGTTCGGGTGCTGATGAAAGTAATGGTAAACAATCGGTTGCTAATGATAATTCGGTTGCTGAAACTACTGTTGTTGCTGGTGCTGATGATGCTTCTAAAAGTAACCAATCGGTTGATGTTGAACCTGCTGCTGAAACCCGGGACATTAGCGACGATACTGCAATTGATGTAGACGGCCAACGATATATATATGGCAATATCATGAGAGCATTTGAAAACATGAAAAATGGTAAAACAAAAAACATAAATAATCTTTCCACCGAAAAATTAGATGAGGTATATAATAAATTAAAGAATGCGAAAACCACTGTTGAAGTGCAAAATATTTTAAGAGAACATAATTTTGAGATTGGTGGGAAGAATCCAACAAATAGGTTTGTCAAACGCGTGGTTGGTGGAACCCGAAAACCTAGAATGCATAAGCGCAACAAGACCCAGCGCAAACGGTCCAAAACAATTCGGAAGAAAAAGAACCGAAAGTAATTCGTCGTCACAATTTTTTATTTTTTTGTTGAATTTCTCTCAACTACGGAATTCAACAAATCCACAAACTGTGATACATGTTGCGTGCATAATGCGTTGTGCGTACATTCTTGAGCATCTTTTGGCAACTATGGCTTGGTCAAACGAGAGAAAATGTATAATTTCATTCCAATTAACGAATGATCGAATAATAAGTTTAGATTTGGATGCATTTGGGAGATTTAAGCAGGATGACCTTTCCCGGGGTTTCGGTGCGCCGCACCCATTTCATCCATACGTAGTTGACACCCACGCTGCGCAAGCCGCGAATACTTGGCGCCGCTCGGTCCTTTATTAACGTGGCAGCGCGTTTGATCACGTCTGCGTCATAGGTGCCCGCTTTTACCGTGTTTACAACGACGGCGTGCGCGCTGGGGAAATCTTTCAAATGAAACCACATGGCATTCTGGGGTGCTTTTTTAATGAGCGCGTCATTCTCGGCTTGGGTCGCGCCCACCTTGATGGTGTAATCACCGTTGAAAATTTCTGCGTACATTATTCCATATTCCATATTCAGTTATAAAGTTGAATGAATTTAAATCAATTTTTTATTTTCAAACCCTTACAATTTGAAATAAAACGGATTTAGGATGGTAACATTGGAATAATTTTTATCATGCAACTATATAACCTATTATAAATGTTTTATTTAGTTAATACCAGTCAATTGTTGCGAAGACAGCAATTGTTGCAACAACTGCAGCAACAGCAACAACTGCAGCAGCAACAGCAACAGCAACAACTGCAGCAACAGCAACAACTGCAGCAGCAACAGCAACAGCAACAACTGCAGCAGCAACAGCAACAGCAACAACAGCAGCAACAGCAACAACAGCAGCAACAATTGGAGCTGCAAAAACAAAGGCTTCAACAATTGGAACATTTACGTCTTCAACAACTTCAACTTCAGCAGCAGCAACTTCAGCAGCAGCAACTTCAGCAGCAGCAGCAGCAACTTCAGCAGCAGCAACTTCAGCAACATCAGCAACAGCAACATCAGCAACATCAGCAACAGCAACATCAACCCATACGAAATCCAATTCTGAAATTGACTAAAATAAAACAAAGTTTAGTGCAATCACCCGCTGTTGTGGCACCCGCTGTTGTGGCACCCGCTGTTGTGGCACCCGCTGTTGTGGCACCCGCTGTTGTGGCACCCGAATATAATGAAAAAAAAATAAATGTTAATAAAATCTTAAAATGTTTCACAAAACAGGACACGTATTGATTGATAATTGTGGTTCATTAACAAATATTCGTTTTTTTATATTTAACTTTAGTTATAAAAAATATAAAAAAATATTATATCATATCATATTATAACCAATATAATGACAGATTTTTATTTTTATTTGGCTAGAGTGAATGGTGTGCAGAACACTGCTTCAAAGTATTCGCATATCGTTGGAAAATTGTATGACAAACGTGATTTTCTTACGATAAATTTAGACGGTACGCGATCCAAGTTCAAGAGTGCACAAGTGAATATTTCTAAAAAAATCACTTCATCGAATGCCGATAAACCCGAGACATACTCAATGGCAATTGGGAATAATAATATCGGAAATCCGAACACGGTTGGTAGTGCCGATATTAAATACTCAACTACCGACGCCAGCGGAAACACTGTTAACTTTGTAAACAATACGGAATACGTGATTAAGGTAACTGCAGACTTTCTGAATGACAACGGTGTTAGAACCACTTACTTTGCCGAATTCGGTACTGATACAAATTACCCATTTTTGTATCGCGCCGACAAAGGCGATACTTTCAATACTGTCATCAGTTTTTTAAATGAACCTTTGATTGAGAGTGGTACTGACATAAATGTCAGTTGTCCTATGGTGTTTGCAATTCCGAATGTCGACACCCGCGTTCCAGAAACGGTGAGTTTTCTTTTTGATGAAGTGAATAAGTATCCCAATCAGTCATCAACCGCAAACACGGAACAGCTAGTGAATTACAACATTGTTTTGAATTACAACGCATCCGGCAACTATACCTTGCCCCAAGCTGCTGATAAATTGTTAACCAATGACAAGGCTTATTTCGTAACCGTTACCGCACAATACAATTACGGTTACACTACGACCAAGAAGTTTCCTCGTGCGCTGCACGTCATTTCCAAGCCCGTAATTCATTCGGTGGTTCCGTATGGTCTTGACGCGAATCAGGACGGTGCAGGTGATGCCGCACTCAGCAGCGTGATGAATGTGTTGATGAATGGAGCGTCCCCCGCAGTCAACCTTACGGCTCTAGGAGGCAATATCACATTTTATCTCAAGCAGGGATCAGATGTCATGTACAAAACGGTTATGAACGTCAACAACACTGCCGACAACGACGGCAAGTTTCTTTACACAATTAATAAATCCGACCTTACCAAAGTTTGGACCACTACTGCTCCCACCCAAAACTCCAATAAGTCATACAGTTATGATGTTGTTGCAAGTGTGAACACAATGACTGTGTACTATGACGCAGCAACCAGTCCAAATGAATTTATTGAGAAAAGCTCTACTGCCGTTGCAAAAACGTTCACTTCCGATGTTATTTCTCTCGCGAATGTCACTGCGCTGAACGCGTGGATCGCTGCTAGCGGTGTTGCCGGATCGGGTAGCCGCACGGTAGACATTTCCAACGCAACCACTGCCGCGGGTTACAATGCGGCTCCTGAATTGGGCATTGTTGGAAAATTCAGCAAAACCGATTTCTACGGCAGCGGCATCACGGATGGATTTTTCAAGGACCTGGATACGGTTAATACGAACCACAAGTTCAGCGTGATTGTGAATAACATCAATGGCACCACCACGAAGACGGTGACTACCCTGCATCAACTCCAGGGTTACGGCACTAAAACCGATCAGGAATTGTATACCGAGCTGTTCGGTTTGACCGGAATCACCAATGCCAATGGTTTGTTTGCCAATATTCCCGGACCTGCCGGCACCTTGGGTTCGGCGCAAAAACCCATCTATTTCTGGATTCCGAATGCCGGATTGTTTGAGCAGGGCGATAGCGTCACAGTTAGCATCGCCATTCAACCTGTTGCCGGAGAAACCACTCGCCCTGCCGCAACCGAATCCGCCGCGCAAGTTGTTGTTGCCAAGATCAACAAGTACGAAATGTTTTCTGGTCAAGCAAGCGAAGTGAGGTTCGCCGGATCCGGTGCAACCGCCACTCTGACCGTTCCCATTAACAACGCGAAGACCGTTGCCAACGAGCTGTACTTCAGCCATGCCATTTTCACCAGCAACATGTCGGCTCCGAATGACACGAATGAAGTGGCCGTTTCCAATGACGGGGTGTTTGACATTTCGGTTGTGAACCCCAGCAAGCGCGGAGAAGGCGCGGGCAACGCCTGTGTGATGCAAGTTCGTTACAAGATCGCCGATCCGAACGGCGGCACGATCACCGGTCCCATCAGCAGCGACTACACGCTGAACCTCATGGATGACCCTGATCTGACCAACTTCACCGTTAGCAACTATTCCTACGAAACCTTCAATGATAACGGCGCGTCAAAGGTGAAGTTTGATGTTGCGTTTCAAACCGTGGCCAACAAGGGAATTGACGGTGTGTATGTGTACTTCCGCAGCAACAACAACGACGTGAATGCAGCGAATGACATTCCTCTCACTCTGTTGAAGGATGTTAAACGGTCTGCCGGTAATTCTCAAGCCAACCTGAGTCACACGCTGCAGAGCGCCGCACCGGCCGATGCAGCGCTGGCATCCGGCATTAAAATCAAGGACAAGGACGGAGCCGACTCCGCCAACAGCTGGTTGAATTTCCGTTCGGGCGAGATTGTGTTCAAGCCGTATTACAACCTTGCATTCTTGTCTGATGCCACGCCGGTCATTGTGGAACTGGAAACCGTCAAAACGGTGTACAACATTCCAACCATCCCGATGCCCACCAACATGGTTCTCACCGGTGGTGTGAAGGAGTCTCACACTGCAACGAAGTCATCGTGGGACGATGCGCTCGCAACGTACAGTGCTATTACCAGCTCCGTGACTGCCAGTTACAAACTGTTGTTGGATGCGTCGTTGAACGACGTGTCTGGTGCAGTTACTAATCATAGCTACACGATTGATTTGAGTTCTCGTGACGCGTCATCCGCCGTGACGTTGAAGCTTCAGGTTAAAATCTCCGCTTTAGACAACACGAGTTATTTGTCACAAACCGTTGAATTGAATTTCACGGTGGCATCCATTGCCGTGACCGGAATGACCAACGACGTGAAGAGAGGCAGTAACAACGCCACGCTTCGGGTGGCGCGCGGTGACTACGCGATCACCCCTGCTGGCGGAGCCAACGTGACGGAAGTGAAACTGATTGACAACGTGGTGGTTGCAAACACGGATCCGGAGGCAGCGCAGGTGAAGGTGTTGACCTGCAGCAGCACTGCGGACGCAGTTCAACCGGTTGGTCCCACGGTGAACGAGTACAACTTGACGACCGATGGATATGCATTGGGCGACGACATTGACATGCGATACCGGCTGAAGGCGGGCGTTCAATACACCACTCAGTACGGGGCGGCGGCAGCCACCCCCAGCTCGTCCACTGCCTTGTTTTTGACGCTTGCATCACCCATAACGAAGTACATCGTTGCAACCAAGCCGGAAATACAACTGGGATCCACGTACAGGGTAACGAATGGCGGCACTTACAACGGACGCATTGCGCTTGATATCAACGTAAACGCGAACGGCCTGCACGCGGAAGGAGTTCTGTCGGTTGTGTTCATTTTGGCCCAAGAAGGCAACTTCACCAACCCGGCTCTCTCCGATTCAGGAATTCAATACGTGGTTTCGTTTGAAACAGCCACCGGACTTACCAAGAGTTACACGGTGGGAGTTGACGCCAGTTTGAACCCCACCTCAACCGACAATTTAGGCGCAACTGAAGTGCACGAGCTGAGCGTGACTGATTTGCCCGGATTTTCGGAAGGCGGCGCCGGTACGCGCACGCTGGTCATGGGCAATCTGCTTGCGAATGACGCCTCAACCCTGTATTTGGAGGCCAACAGCGGGTTCAATACAAGCCTTCCAATAACCGCGGTTTCGGTTGTGGCAACCCGTCTGGGAAATGACATTAGCTTTAGAGACGTGACTCCTGCCGTTTAAATGTTTTAAATGAGAAAACCAAAATAAAATAATTTATTTTATCAAAAGTAAATTATTATCATGCGCGGATCCGTTAATCTGTGGATCCGTGGATCACACAAAACTGGGAACACGTATGACTACGATGCCAGACCCACCTTTTTCCGGATTTATAGCAAAAAAACCGCCTCCACCTCCGCCTCCACCTCCAGTTCCATTGGTTCCAGGAGTTGCTGCCATATACCCCATGGGACCGCCTCCTTGTCCGCCACCACCCAAGCCACCTGTGCCAGTTATCCCTATTGCGGTTCCTCCTCCTCCTCCTCCGGCATAATACGTATTTACACCAGTGATGGCGAATTGCATTCCATTACCGCCTTCTCCCCCCAATGATTGACCAGCTTGTCCGGCGCCACCTCCGCCCGCACCACGACCTGGGGTGGTGATCTGACTGCCACCAGGGTTACCTGCACTCCCTATTGCGCCTATTGCGGCACCGCCGGTTCCGAAAGCATTATTTGAACCACCCCCACTGCCACCCGGTTGGGCCGCTGTACTTCCACTTGCGCCAGCACCACCGCCCAATGCAAATAATGCGTTAAATGAGCTATTCGTTCCATTCACATCTGGTGGACCACCTCCACCAACCGTAAGGGAATTGACCGAACCTCCATTCATTGTAATGGAATATGCAGGATAATCAGTGATTACCCCACCTGCACCGCCTCCGCCCCCCCCCAATGCATCTCCGCTACCGCCACCGCCGCCGCCGCCAACAATTAAATAGGATACATTGCAGGTAACATTTGGAATAATGGTTCCGCTGGTGGTCGCGCTTGGATAAAACACATACACATTGTAACCGGCCACCGTGGTCACACTGTAATTGACCCCTAGTGTGAAGCCGGTGACCGTAAAATTTACTGGTACTGGCGCACGTGTTGGTGTTGGTGTTGGTGTTGGTGTTGGCGTTGGAGTCGGTGTTGGTGTTGGTGTCGGTGTTGATGTTGGTGTTGGTGTTGGTGTTGGTGTCGGTGTTGGTGTCGGTGTTGGTGTTGGTGTGGGTGTTGGCGTTGGCGTTGGAGTCGGTGTTGGTGTCGGTGTTGATGTTGGCGTTGGCGTTGGTGTCGGTGTTGGTGTCGGTGTGGGTGTTGGTGTGGGTGTGGGTGTTGGTGTGGGTGTTGGCGTGGGTGTTGGCGTGGGTGGTATGGCGTAACAGTTCAAACACACCGTGCTCATAACACCGTCAACGGACGTCTTAATTTCCTGCAGATTGTTCACGTTGGGGTTCGTGTATGTTTCCGTTTGCGTGGCCCACGCCTTCTTGCGCGTGAGCGCATTGCGCGACAGCATGGAGTACTGCTGCGCTTGTGACAGTTGTGCGCCATTTTTTTTGTATTTAAGAATTTCGTCCTTGTACTGCTGGCGCGTCACGGTTAAACACGTGCCGGTTTCACGACTCAGTATGTGAGATGGAACCGGCACATAGCCCACCCCTCCGCACGCGCTTGTGCTTTGATTTCCCGACATTTGAAATAAGCCGATATTAAAATGATTTTATTTTATTGTGCATTTGCATTTGCATTTGCATTCGCATTTGCATTCGCATTGTGCACGCGTTTCAAAAATGCTTTCCATTCATCCACGCTTTCCTGTTCTTGAATGACTTTGTGAACGTTGTCCCGAATCAGCGCCTCGTATTTGCTTCGTTCGTCGCGGTTTTTGCCGTACTGCACTGCCTTTGCAACATACTCGGCGTCCGAATCGCATATGAACTCGGTTATGCCCATTTTGCGATACAGACCTTGCGTGAATTTGCCGCTGATGCGTTTCCCAGGGCGCGTAATGCACACCTTGCCCAGCAAAAACGTTTCAATGGTTGAATTGAACCCGCCAAACGGATAATAGTCCAGAAGGATGTCGCACCCCTTTATGTTTTCAATATACTCTAAAAAGGGTGCCTGGTACACGAAATGCACGCGCTCCATGCAGTCAATCCGGTCGCGTATGTACTTCTTGAAAATGACGTCATCATCGTCCCCCTCGTGCGTGGACAAAAGTACAATCACCCCGGTTTCGTCCGCTTTCAGGATGTCATGCAACATGCCCACGAACGAGGGGTGCATTTTTGTGAATATTTGCATGCACCCGTACAGCGTGGGGTTTGAAATGCCGGTTTTTGCAACGACGCTGTCGCGCAGCTTCACCGACTGCGCTTGCATTTCTTCTTTGAACTGGCTAAACAGGTCATAGTAATGGGTTCCGAGCGAATCAAACAGTACCAGGTCCTCGCTGTAATGCGCCCGGTCCTCCTCCGTGTTGAAATGCTTGGATGAAACAAAGTAGTCCATGTTGGGCAAGCCCGACGTGTCCGAGTGCCCCCATGTGGTGATTTGAACCGGCGCAAGGCGCGAAAACGCAATAAAACGGGTTTGCTGGCACATGCCAATTTCGGGATACACAATAATGTCAAACTGTTGGTCCGCAATTTGCTGCCGATTTGCAACCAAATCACCGTCCTCCATGATGACAAGCGTGCTGTCTGCTTTATCCCCCATTATTTTTTTGTAAAACGCGCTCGGGGTTTTTTTGCGAGTCATGATTTTCACGTCAAACTCGGGATCGTCGCACAAGTGCTTGATAATGCCGATGCGGTCCTTTGCTACCGAATGAAACTGCACAATGAAATCCGAAATGAACCCCACCTTGATTGGCTTTGTTCGGGTTGTTCGGGTTGTGCCAGTGCCAGTGCCAATTGTGTCCAGCAACAAATCCGGACACAAGTTGTACTGCAGTTGGGCAATTTTTTGAAACAAGCCGGCGTTGCTTGTGTCATGGTACGCGTACGGATACGAATTGTTGCGACAAACGAACGCGTTTAGAGCATTCACGGTTTGATAAATTGGGCCGGTTTTCATGATCATGAAGTTTATCATTTTTTCATAGTAATCCCGATGTTTTGCAATGTGCGTTTCACTTTCATACAAATAAAAACAATTTGTGACAAATTGAGAGAGTATACTGCACGTGCCAATTGAATTGCACGTGTTGAACGCAATAACAAAGTCCTCAAACGTTTCAATGTCAAACGAGCTCTTATTGGTTATGGTTTTGTAATATTCGTTTAATTTCGGCAAAAGTGTCCGATGCTGGCAATCGTTCGTTCCTAGCAACTTCAGAATGCGCACGTTGTTTGAATGGCTCGCACTTGACGCTGACATTTGACCACCCACGATGTGTTGTAAAACGTTCAACAGCAGCTTTGCGTACAACGTGTGCGAGTTGGAAACAATCCAGTCAAAGTTGGTGATGTGTTTCAAATACTTTTCATGCGTGTAGCTGTACCAAAAGTGCAGCGCAATTAGTTCGTCGGGTATTTCATTCGGCCGTTCAAAAATCATGTCGGTTTGTTCCCAGCTTGGCAGCAGCCACGCGGTGGGTTGCAAAACGGTTACATCCGCGGGGTTGTGCCGTTTGGATAGGTTCAGCGGCAAAACGGTGGACGCTTCCTGCCATCCGTCCGGTTCAAAGTGCTGCTCGTATTGGTTGAACCAGTCAACGATGAATGCCCCGTTGGGTTCCGTCATCATGATTGCATTGCACAGCCCCATGTTTTTTCCCGACTCCGTGATTTCATTGCCGATCACGAATTTATGGTGCAGCAAGTGCGCATAGGGTTTGACGCAAATGGTGTCCATGTCCAGGTACACCCCGCCCATTTCTTTCAGCTTCGTGATGCGCACCACGTCCGCCTTGTGCTGCACCTTTTTCAATTCTTTGGACCCAATGTGCGTTGGCACCTCCACGAACACGGGTTCGCAAAGTGCTTTGGTTTTTTTCCACCAATGCCCCCTGGGTTCGTGGTGATAGTACATGTATATTTTGTCCGGGTTGTTTACCACGTGGCAGGACAGCACCGCAACGTAATTCACAAACGGAAACTCTTCTTTCTGTTGATCAAACCACACGAAGTGCGCAATGTTCGGTATCATGGCGTATTTTAATTTAACTGCGATGCATTTAAATTGAAACAATTCAATTGTTAATAGACGTTATGAATTCCCGCATTATTTTTTAGTCAATTTGCGACGCGTTTTGGTTGCGCTTAATGCATCGGATTTGGATGCGATTAGTGCAGCGGATATGAACGCGATGACCGCAGCAATGCCGGCAAGCGCTGATCGCACGGTGACCGCCTCTCGTAGTCGCAGCACGGGGTTGCCCTGCAGGTCGGGCTGCAGTTCGGCCGCCAAGTGCGCCGCGTTGGCCACGCTGGACTCCATGGACGTGAAGCTGTACGAGCTGTTGCCGTTTTGCACGCCGCAGTTGTACAAGTTTTCGTAAAGCACGGACCGGTTCGACACGTGGCCGTGCGTGGTCGTCATGAAGGCGTGATTGAACGGCACCCATCGCCGCCCGACGGCGTCGTACGCGCTCTGCGTCAAGAACTGGTGGTCTGGCTGCGGCAAGTCCGGGTAAATTTGTTTGAGCTGTCGGAACACTTCGGCCATGACGGCGCGCTTATTACCGATTGCGTTGGCGCTGACATTTAACTTTTCGGACGGCGCGTCCGGCATGGTGATCACCGCGGAAATGACGGTCTTGGACCGCGGGTCGTTGAAGTCCATGTAGTCGGACAGCACGATGTTGCCGACGCCCCACGACGTGCGCGGATAGCCCCATATCTTCGGCACATTGATTCTAGTGCGCCAGTGAAAAATCACCGAAATGTAGGGCAGGTACTGCGTGGAGCGCTGGAACCGGTCAAACTCGGGTCCGAACGCGCCCCCCAGCTCTGCGTCGTGCTGGTCCAATATGCGCTGCACTTCCTGCGGCGGGCACGCCAGAATGATGCGGTCAGCGCGGCACGCGACGGATTCATTGTTGTTGTTGTTGTTGTTGTTGTTGTTGTCGCGCGTTCTCAGCACAAGCCCCGTCACGCGCCGGTCGGAAACCGTGAAGCGGTCAATTGTCGCGTTTTTCTCAATGATCACGCCGCGCCTCCGAAGTGCGGCTTCCCAAATGCGGAACAGCCCCACGTCGTTCGGCACCCGGGGTTGGTAAATGCCGTACAAAAAATTCTGGTTCAGGATTTGCAAGAAGCTGAACAGCGTGTACGTGTCGGCGCTGCCGCCGTCGGTGAGCCGGCCGATGCGGTCCAGCAAATCAACTGACGCCTTTGAGAAGGCATGATACGAGAGATATTCCAGCAGTGTAATCCGCTTGAAGGAATCATTCAAAGTGATGAAACTCCAAGACAGGGTGGCAATTTCTCTCGCGGATAGCACCCGCAAAGCTTCCGCCATCATGGTTGCGGTGCTGAAGTTGTATTTCACGAACAAGGCGTGAAACGATGTGCCCATGTCCTCCAGGAGCTGTGCAAACATGCGGAAGTTGTCAATGTAGATGCGCGGGCCGTGCTCCGTCATCATGCCGTCGGCGGTCCGGGTGACGCCGTGGCACCCTCCTAAATAGTCGCGTTTTTCAATAAGAAGGACGCGCCTAGCGGATGGGGGCAATGTGAACAGTTGGGCCAGCGCCAGGCCGGTGGGACCTCCGCCCACAATGATGTAGTCATAATCGTAATGCATTGCTGTTTGTTACGTACAGCTGTTATAATGAACACATACTTTAATCCGCGTTCCATTGATTGTGGAACCAGCGCATGGACAAATAATCCATTATGCCGGGAGCCCCGCCCGAGGCCCCAATTGCATTCAATTTGGGGCCTTCGCTGACGATGTTTGCGATGGCCCGCGTGCCGAGCACGGAATTGTAATACCGCAACGACGAAATGGCGCCATTGAATCCGTTATTAATTGCGACATTCACGTCGCCGTAATTCTGAAACGGCACGGACTCCAGCGGCAGGCGCTTCGCCAAGTCGCCGTTCATAAACACGTCCAGCACCGTGTTTTCCACCCGAATGATGACGTTGAACCACTTGTTGATGGGAATGTTTCCCACATCCACCGATTTGTCTTTACTATTAAACGTGCTCATGACCACGCGAATCGCGGAATAGTCGTCCTTCAAATACAGACCCGGGCCATTGTTCGGCGTCATGATGCCTTTTGTGTCACCCGATGTGGTGATTGGCTCTCTGCTACCCTTGTTGAAAACGTGCCGCCATTTTCCAGCATTGTCCGCATCTATTTTGCTGTTTTGTTTGATGTACAGCCACACCGACCACGTGATGCCGATTCCCCCTGCATCGTTCTTGGATCGGATGATGGTGACCGCGTTTGGGTTTGACGGATCCTGCGGAATTCTCAAATTGCCAACCTTGCCGTCAATCAACCCGTTCACCAAATACGGCGACGAGTTCGGTGAAAATAGGAAACCCATGATTGCAACACACGCGCGCAACAAATAGACAAACACAATGACCGTTAAAATCAAGAAGGCGGTTTTTGCCACGTAGCTGTTGGAATCCAAAAATGATTTGGAACCGCTGACAACGTCGGGGGATTTGAATTCGTTTAATGTGGGAATGTTCATGGCTGGAAGCATGCCGCCGCCAGCACCGCCACCGTTTGCATTTGCATTTACATTTGTGTTTGCATTTAGATTCATTTGATACTGCTAAAATAATACGTTATGGACAATAGATAATAGATAATGGATAATGGATGATATATTAATAATGTATAATAATTTTAACATATTATCCATTTTTTACAAACTTTTTCACACTGTCACATTTCCCACGGTTTGATCGTCTTTCAGCACACTGAAACTCAATTTGTAACGGTTGACAAAGTCAAACATGCCGGCGCCGCTGTACCCGGCGCTGTAAATGTTCCAAGCTTCTTCCGGCGTAAAATAGTCGGGCTTGTATACCACATTGGAAATGTAACCGCTCAGGTCACCGTCGGAAGTGCCCGCGCAGGTTGATTTTGTGTACGCCCCTCCCACAAACAAGGTCTCACTCGCATCTAAAGCGTCCGGCATTGCGGTCAGCACGCACGTTCTGACCAACTTCCCGTCTAAATACAAATCCACGGTATTACCGTACACGCTCATGGTGATGTTCACCCACTTTTGCAGCTTTATGTTTTTGACCTCGCACGGGGCCGTGTTGTTGCTCATCAACAGTTTCAAATTGTTTTGAGCGTTATCCAAAAACAGGTTGAAGGCGGCGGTGGATCCCTTGCAACGCGTCAATATATTCTTTTTGAGAACCGTGTCCGAGCTTGAAGTGATCCACGAGTCAACGTAAATCCACACGGAGTACCCGTAATTGGCGCTTGCTCCAAACTTGGCACAAGGCACGCTTAATGATTTGGAGGCATCCGAGAATCCAGACACGGTTTTAGTGGTTTTGGACATTAGCTTGTACACCACATAAATGAGAACCACGATGAGAATAAATATTAAAATGGTTAAAATGTTCATGTTTTATCCTGGGATTTTTATGTATATATATATTTGCAAGTATATTATATTTGCAAGTTTATTTGTAAGTATATTTGCATATTTGCAGCAGTATTCCATGGACAAAAAAAAATCTAAAACGTGTTGACGAACACGTTTGCCACCGTTTTCATGATGTTGGCCACTAGTCCGTCGGTGCTAAATAATGCACCCAGCAGGGCGCCAAGTATTCCGAACACGACGGTACCCATGAGCAGCCCTTTGACGGATTCGTTTGCGTCGTACCGATTAAACAGGTATCCCATTATGGCTCCAAAGAAGGCGCCTAGTATCCCGTATCGGGTTGCGCCGCTTGTGCTGAACGACAACGGATTGTTGGGGGTTTTGTCCACGTTGCTCTCGTTGTCAACAATCTCGTTACTAACCGACTGAGACGCCAAATAGCTTGCCGTGTCGCCTTGATTGAGCGGGTCCGGATTCACGCCCACGAGTGGCGGGTTCAGCATTTTGTTGGTTTTGTAAAACCACGCAATTTCGGCGTTCGTAAAGGGATCTTGTTTCAGCACCATGTTGCAGAGTTCTCCCTGAATGCCGAAGGTTTTATCCTTTTCGTCATCTTTTTTATTTTCATCCCCTGCCATGCCATTCCCAATAATAACATTGTGCGCTGCATTGTTTGCGGGTTGAAGGTGCGTCCCCGTGTAAACCAATTTGCCGTTCATGAAAATGTCTAGCGCCCCCTTGTCCGAATTGATCACAATATTGTTCCATCGTTGCAACGGGATATCGGTAATGGGTGNAATTGTGGCTCCAGAACNGCTCATCTCAATATACAGGGTGTTGGTTTTTTGATTGTATGAAACCTTGGGCCCAATGGCACCATCGTTGCCAAATTTGAACATGTTTATTTGAGTGTCGGAATTGGATTGCGTATTCGGGGGTTGAGGATGAATGTAGAACCACGCAGAGACACCGTAACTGTAGTTGTGCAGGTTTATGTCAGTGGGCTTTGAAGTGGGCGTGGGTGCGGGCGTGGTCGTGGGAGAAAATGGCGGAAGCGGGTTCGGTCCCGACGCGTGCGAAACCACCCCCTTGGAATCAACAAATTGAACGGTGTATCGGGTTATTTTGGTAGAGACGGTCATGGAAATGGGCGCCGACACAATTTGCACCCCCGTGTGGTTAATTGCTTTTGTTACCAGCGACGGCAGATACAGTCCTGCCAAAATGAACACCGCTTCCACTGCCAGCAGAATCAAATATGGCCGCGTGGTTAAACCGTACTGTTCTTTCAGCATGTCCACAAAATCCAGCATCAAGCACGGCAAATAAAGCAGCACGTTGCCAAGGAGTTTGAGGACGTTGATTACCCAGTTGGAATTTTCGCTGACTTGAAACACGGAATCGCCCATTTTGCGCGACATTGAAAACATGGCGCGGAACACCCCAATCACAATTGCAATGCCGACAATGTAAATTAGCGCGGTGATGCCGTACTGCAACAAGTTGGCCATTGTGACGAGCCGGCTCTGCGATGTTAAAAAATACGATATAATGCCAATAATGCATGCCGCCACGGTAATGAACATCATGGGTCGCAAAATGAAATCGGAATAGCTTGCAGTTGGACCGCTGCTCGTGCCGCTGCTCGTGGCGCTATTCGTGCCGCTGCTCGTGCCGCTGCTCGCAGTGTACACGCCAAACAGGATGAGAGAGGCAATGAACAGCGTGAACAGCGTGATGACGGTGCCGCGCTGGCCTTCTATGAACGCCGTCAAGTCAAACGATGACCGGTACAGCAGCAACCCGATCGCGGCAAATGCAATGAACGCGCCAATGGTTATCAGCGGATGCTGTGCGAACAATTTGAATATCCAGTAAAACGGGAAACCGAACAACAGTAATATTGTCTTTAAGGATTCAAAAGTACCGGGGAATTCGGGAATCTGGTCCTTTCCGTTGTTGAAACGGTTGTTAAAACGCTTGTACAGCGAAAGCATGTTTGTAATGAAATTCAGAATGTTTACTCCCGCGGCCATCATCAAGGTGTAAAACAGGGCATTGATGTAGGGCGTGTTTTTATTGGGGTCATAATACGTTTTATCTTTGTTTGTTTGCTTAAAATTCGGGTTCCAGAAGCAGGACTCAAAGTACGTTGAAACGCACGGCACCAACGAGTTCTTGAATTTATACACCGAAATCATCAAGTACGCCACATAACACAGCAATGCAAAAATCAGCACCCGTTTGGCGACAACGTCAACCAAGTCGTTGGTTTCCACGAATTTGAAATACGACATGATTGGAGATGTATCAAGGAAATACTTGACGGATTCTTTGAGCGATTCTAACCAGGGGGTCATCAAACCATTTTTTATGTAAATGTTATACAAGTTGTACAAGTTGTACGCGATGGCTGCGACAATGGAGACAACCGCGACAATTCGGAACCAATCCGTGGCTCCCGTTTTTACCAAATAAACCATCATCATGAACGGGAACCAAAAGCTGAAGACGAATTGGCTCGTAATTTGCAAAACATACGCAGATAGGGTGATGTGACGGTCAGGCCAGGTCCAATTATTATTACCGGCTAATCCTGATAAGTTGACCGCATGCGCATTCAACAACCCAATAAACAAAAGGAAGATGATTCCCATCAAAACAATGTTGGTTGTGACCCAACCCGTTCTCTCTTTGCCTTCAATGTCCGGGTATATCTTTGCATTATTTACCTTTTCGGATATTTCAGATATCAGTTTTGCCTTTTTAGATTCATCTTTTTCTTTATCTATATCTACATATGCAGCTTTTAGTACTTGTGCTATCCTTTCTTCGTTAGTTGCCGCAATAGACACAAACACAAGCCCGACCAACGTCAGCAGTGTCAGAATTACATTGCCAATTTTAAACTTGGTCTCGCTTGCGTATTCAATAGATAATGCAGTGTAGCCCTTGGTCAGAATCGCGTACAACCACACGAACGGCAGCAGCGTGATGACGCGATGCCCTGTGTTCGGTATTGGTTTCCCAGTGGACTCATCTATCTTTGTTGGATCAAGCGTCGTGTTTGCCATTTCGGCCCGGCTGGTGGCAAACACGTAGGCGTACACGATTGCCCCGATTGCGGCCAGCCATAGATAATAACCGAGTTTCAATGATTTGTTCGGATCGGGTGCGGATGCGGATGCGGATGCGGATGCGGATTGCATTGCAAAATCCAAATACTAATTATACATTGCATATATTTAAAAATGTATGCAAATGATGCAAAGAATGATGATGCTAATGCGATTCGCTAAAATGTTTCCATGGCGGTTTTTTTGCCGTGGCAGTCGCGGCACAGCGCCACCAAGTTGTCCACGTTGTTGGACCCGCCGTGCTCCAACCGCACGATGTGGTCCACTTCGTACCACGCCGGCAGCTGGCGGTCGCAGTGCCCGCACTTCCACGACTGCTGCGCCGCCACGAACTTCTTCTTGGTTTCGCTCACGCTGCGCTTGGTGGCGTTGTTGCGCCCGGACGACGTGATGCGCGCTTCCATTTGCGCCTCGCGCCGTCCTAAACCTGGGCCTTGTGCCGAAGCCGTTCCAAAAGAGTCGGTTTGAAACAGCGATTTATTGTTGGCGAAGTCCAGAAAGGGGGACAGCATGTCGGCCGAAGAGCGGCTGATCGGCATGTAGCGGATGATGTCGTTGGCATGAGAAAACATGGTTTTGGATTGGTCCGGGTTTTTCTTCAAGAAGATGTAGAGAGATAATCCAATAAATGCAAACGTGGTCATCTTGATTTCTTTTTGCCACGAATGAAACAGTTTCATGAATTTGCCGTCGTAGTACGTGTTGAATATGAGAAAAGCGGTGATTCCAAAAACAAACAGCTCCAGCTTCATTGGTATATACTCTATATACACTGTGTTCATATAATTATCAGGGGGCAAGCTTCAACGGGTGGGGGGTTGGAACCCGGTGCAGAGTGTGGCGCGCCTTTCGGGCGATGCCATGGAACCTCACCGTTTTTTTATGGGAACGGGGCCTGTATTGGGACTGGGACATGTATGGGGAACGGGGCCTGTACTGGGGGAAAACCATGCCGTTGATTCCTTGCAGCTCTTGCACAATGGCGCGCACGTTCATGCGCCGGTGCCCGTTCGCAAACACGGTTTTGCGAAACAAGTCGCGGTATTTCTGCAGCATTGCCGCATACACTGGGTCCGGCACGGCAAAATGCTCGCGCGGCAGCATGAATATGCTGTAATACACAGACATGACGCCCCACACATCGGTGTTGTAGCGGTACACTTTATCAAAGTACTCGTCCAGCATGAATTTGCCTTTGCTGGTGAAATGGTGCAAAATTTGGGCATTGTATTTTTCAATGGCTGCATTCAAAACGAGGCCGGTCAGAACGTCGGAGTTTAACTTGAATATGGATTCAAACACGTGGAGCCAATAGGAGTGACTGCTGGGTGAGAGATCTCGGTACTTGGCGTACATTTCAGCGATGAACGGTTCCAATTGTTCGGGTTCAAACTTGGCGGGCAACTGCGCAATTTCCCGCTGATACAAGTCATTTATGTCGGTTTGAATTACCATGGTGGAAAACGGGCGGTTGAACGAAACCGGATTGTTCATGAAATAGTGTTCCGGTATGATTTGGTACGGCCTGGTGAATCCTGCAAGACCCCAGTCCACGATGCGCAGCATGGCTTCCGCGTGATTCATCATCAAATTTTCCGATTTGAGGTCGTTGTGTATGATGCCCAAATCATTCATTGGCACGACGGCGTTCACCAGCAGTTTGGAGATGTGGTCGTTCAGTAAGCATATCCGTCGCGCGTCCATTTGGGATTGTTCCATCCACACTCTCAAATCCGTGCCCAAGTTTGGCATGTTGATTGCGCGCAACTTATCCAAATTGCGGTTAACCGTTTGGGCAGTGATGTCGTCGCCAAAGTTTTGGCACGTTGCGTCAAACGCCGCCAAATCCGCGGAACTGAGCGGGTCGGGTTCGCATGAACTGATTCGGATATTGAAATACTTTTCATAGTTCTTTATTTTTTTTATGTATGGAATGATTTCCATGTATTCGTTCATTTCCATGTTGGAACCTTTTTTGTATCCCAGCTTGCTGATGAAATTGTGATTCATAATGCGAGGCCGGTTCTTGCATTTGAGCGGCGGGATGAAGATGCAGCCCTGGGCGCCTGCAAAAATGGGTTTCCCCCCTTTATGCCTACGGGTTTTTTTTACCATGAATTGGATGAATTTTGGACCACTGCTGTAATTGTATCGTATACTAAATTATTATATTTAAAATAAAATCATTTTTTTTTTTAATTTTGTTTTGATTTGATTTTGATTTTGTTTTGATTTGATTTTGATTTTGATTTTGATTTTGATTTTGATTTTGATTTCGTGAATGAATTGGTTACTTGTAATACATGTAGTACAACCCAACCGCTGCGACCGCGGTGACCCCCAAGTAAATGAGTTTGCGCCGGTATTTGAATTCTTCCCGCAGCCGCAGCTGCTTGGGTTTGTAATTGGAATAGTAGGCGTTTACCGCGTCCTGCAGCGAAACCTCGTCGCGATTCAAACGCAGGTTGATTTGGTTGTGCAAAAAATGCACCCATTTTATGAATGACTCGCGTTTGTCCAAATAGGGGGAAACCGGGTACTTGTCCAACAATTCGCTAAATGCATTCCCGATTTGATGATGGGGTAAAAACAGTGGCAAATTTTGTATGAACTCGTAGTATTTTTTTATGGTGACGTCGTTGGGTCTCTCCGGGTACGTCACCGCCATACTAAACAAAACGAACCAGTAGTGCGGTCCCCACACCTCGGGGTCCAGGCTGTTCATGCGTTTATGTGCGTGCGCGCGCGCGTGTGTGTCTTTTACAATCAAACGATATAAAAACAACATGAAATGAACTCACAAAAAACGCGCGCGCGGCACATGAACCACGAACCATGCGACGATTCGGAGCAGGATCCCGAATTCAAAACAATCCTTTCCAAGAATTCAAATACAAACACAAACTTTCGGCATTCGTATCAGAAAAGGCATAATGCGTTTTGCAACAACTGTGGTAAAAACGGGCATTTGATACACGCGTGCCGGAACCCGATCACCAGCAACGGAATCATTGTGTTTCGGGACAGCGAAGAGGGGGCGTCGTACTTGATGATCCGGCGCAAAGACACGCTGGGGTTTGTGGAATTCATTCGCGGAAAGTATCCCGTGTACAATAGAACGTACTTGCAGCGAATCGTTGACGAAATGACGGTGGACGAAAAGCGCCGGTTGCAAACACAAACATTTAGCGAATTGTGGAAAAATGTTTGGGGGGATTATCTGAACTCCAAGTATCAAAACGAGGAAACTGTTTCACGTGACCGCTTCAACGCACTGAAAAATGGAATAAAACTGAACGGTGGTGACCCGGAGTCGGGGGGGTACCTTTCGCTGGACACGCTGATTCAAAACTCGTCCACGCAATGGACCGAACCGGAATGGGGCTTTCCCAAGGGTCGTCGGAATTACCAAGAAAAGGACATGGACTGCGCGCTGAGAGAGTTTGCCGAAGAGACGGGCTATGATGCCAAAAAGTTGATTGTCATGCAAAACATCGTGCCGTACGAAGAAATATTCATGGGATCCAACCTGAAGACGTACAAGCACAAGTATTACGTTGCCTATTTCCCGCTTTCACAGCACGGCTGCATGAAGGACCATCCCGTTTCTCCCGAATTTCAAAAAACGGAAGTGAGCAAAATGGCGTGGTTCACGTTTGAGGAATGCATGCAGCACATACGCCCGTACAATTTAGAAAAAATCAACATTTTGCGCAACTTGAACGATGCAATCAAAGAATATGAAATTGCATGCTAGGCGCGGGTGCGTTTGCGCGCATTTTTGCGCAATTTATAATCATTTCATATTATAGCGCAACGAAAACCATCACATGTCAGAGGCACCCGTGGAAGAATCCAAGTCAAAAAAAAAGGGGAGAAAGCATCCGCTTGAAACCACGTTTGCGGAATGGCACAAAGGCCAAAGTGAAGACGACGAACAAGAGCCGCTTGATTTTTTATACCCCCGCAAAAATGATCCGGATTTCGCGAAGAACATTGCGCAGCGCAAGGAGTTCAACGACACCAAGTACGACATTGTCATACCCACGTCGCAGCGTCAAATGGAGGAAGAAGCAGCCAAGTTGTGCGGCGCGGCGTTTGAGCTGGCTCCGCACCAGCTGTTTGTGCGAAATTTTTTATCGGTGATGACCCCGTACAACAGTTTGCTCCTGTATCACGGGCTCGGAACAGGAAAAACGTGCTCCGCAATCAGCGTGGCGGAGGAAATGCGGGACTACATGACGCAAGTGGGCATTTTTAAGAAAATATTGGTGGTTGCGTCGGTCAACGTGCAGGACAACTTTCGCAAGCAGCTGTTTGACTTCAACAAACTGAAGTTCAACCGGGTTGCGCGCCAGTTTGTGATTCGCGGATGCACGGGAACCAAGCTGCTGAAGGAAGTTGGAGGAAACGCGGAGCTGGCTGATTTGACGGAGCAAAATGTGGAGCGCGTGCGCGCCGGCATTGTGCAGCGCGTCACACGATTGATTAACGCCAGTTATGAATTCATGGGCTACATTGAACTGGCCAACACGGTGCGGCGTTTAACTGCTGCTGCTGCCGCGTCAAAACACGACGCCATTCGGGCCATCAAAAACGCGTTCAATCATCGTTTGCTGATTGTGGATGAAATTCACAACGTGCGCAGCGACGAGGAGGCCAAAGAAGGCAAAGAAGGCAAAAGCGTGTCCGAAGAGTTGTACAAATTGGTGCGATACGCGGACAACTTGCGACTGCTGCTTTTATCCGGCACCCCCATGTACAACGACCCGCGCGAAATTGTGTGGCTGTTGAACTTGATGAACGTGAACGACCGTCGCGCCCCCATTTCGGTCGGCGACGTGTTTGACCGGGACGGCAACTTGCTGCCCAGCGTGGGTGCCGAGCTGTTGCGCATAAAGTCCAACGGCTACATTTCGGTGGTAAAGGGGGAAAATCCGTACATTTTTCCGTTTCGCATGTACCCTGCCGACTTTGCGCCGGCCCATTCGTACACGGCGAATCGGGAATTGCATCCTGCGGTGCAGCTGAATGCCACCCCCATTCCCAACCCGATCCAGCATTTGGACATTTTTTTGAACCGGGCGGGCGCTTATCAAGAAGCGGTGTACGATCACATCATTCAGCGCAAGCGCCTGGAAATGAGCGCGGAGGCAACCTCATTTGGTTCGTTCTTGTTGAAGCAGCCCATTGAGGCGCTGAACATGGTGTATCCCAGCTCGGAGTTTGACAAGATGTTGGAGCGCGCGGTCAAAGACAAAGGCGACAAAGGCGACAAAGGCGACAAAGACAAGGCCAAAGAAGCGGTGTCCGTTGCAGACACCGCCGTCCTTGCCCGCATAAACATTGGCAATTTGCTGGGTGATGCGGGACTCAAGCGGGTCATGAAGCACGACGTCTCGGAGGACGGTGCGCGCATATACAATTTTGAATACAAGCCGACGGTGGTTAGCAAATACGGACGCATCTTTTCGCGCGCAGAAATTGGCAAGTACAGCAGCAAAATTGCGAGCATTTGCGAGCACGTGGATCGCGCAAACGGGGTTGTCTTGATATACAGCGAATACATTGGCGGCGGTGCGGTGCCCATTGCGCTGGCTCTGGAAGAGATGGGATTCACGCGCTACGACACGCAGGTGGGGTCGCTGTTCAAAACCGCTCCCGTCCCGCAGCGCGTCCAAGAGGGGGTCGCAAAAAAACGGTTTGCCGCCAAGTACGCCATGTTCACGGGCGACAAGCAGCTGTCGCCGGACAACCGCGCCGAGTTGGAAGCGCTCACCACGGACAACGAGTGGGGTCAGCGCATCAAGGTGGTCATCATTTCCAAGGCGGGCAGCGAGGGCATTGACTTCAAGAACGTGCGCCAGGTGCACATTATGGAGCCGTGGTACAACATGAACCGCATTGAGCAAATTGTGGGGCGCGCCGTGCGCAACTGCAGTCACGCCGACCTGCCGTTTGTGGAACGCAACGTGCAGCTGTTTTTGCACGGCACCCTGCTTGCGCAGAACCCGGACACGGAAACGGCGGACTTGTACGTGTACCGTTTGGCCGAAACCAAAGCCGCGCAAATTGGGCAAGTGAGCCGCATTCTGAAAGAAAACGCGGTGGACTGTTTGCTGAACATTGACCAAACCAAATTCAGCCAGGAAGTGATTCGGCGGCACAACGGGGACAACGTCACGGTGCGCCAAGTGCTGTCGGACGGAACGCAGCTGGCGCACTACGCGATTGGCGACCGCCCGTTTTCGTTCGTGTGCGACTATCAGGCGCGGTGCGAGTACCAATGCGCAAGCGGCGGCGGCGCCATGAAAATCCGGGACGACACGTATTCGCAGCCGTTCCTTGTCATGAACGCGGACCGCATTCGGCAGCGCATCCGGGACTTGTTTCGCGTGCAGCATTTTTATGCGCGACGGATGCTCATGCAACATTTGTCGTCCCACCCCCGCGAGCAGATTGACATGGCGCTCACGCATCTCATCCGCGACAAGGGGGAGCAGCTCGTTGACAAGTACGGACGCACTGGGCGGCTGATCAACGTGGGCGAGTATTATTTGTTTCAGCCAGCCGAAATCACCGACCCGCGCATTGACGCGCACGACCGCAGCGCGCCGTTGCAGTTCAAGCGCGACCACATTTCGTTCCCCCTGAATGACGGCACGCTGGAGCGATTGGCCGAGCAGCACGGGTTGAAGCCGCCGCAACTCCGCATGGGCGAAGGAACGTTGTTGAATTCGCTGCCTTCAAAAATGCAGGCGTTTCGGGCGGAGTATGACGCAATCATTGCGGCGGTGGCGTCGCCGTTGTCGGACAAGTCGGACAAATCCACGAAAACGTGGAACGAGCTGTGTCCCGACGTGCTTCGCGAGTTGCGCGACCGGTTTCGCGTGCCGATGGACACCCTGGAAATGTGCACGGTGCAGCACTTTTTGGACGACTTCATGTGGTCGGGGTCCGACGAGCAGCAGGTGCAGTACTTGAATTGGCTTTATAGCGCCAGCGCCAGCAAATTTGACCAACTGTCGCGAGCGCACTTTGACGCCCAGATTCTCAAAAATCCGAAGTACGCGGGCGAAGAAGGCGTGCTGATATTAAACCCGGGCAGCAAAACCGGGGTGCAGTTGGTGGTGCGCAAAAACGCGGAATCGGTGTGGGGCGTTGCAAAGTCCAGCGAGGAGTGGCGCCCGTACATGGATCAAATTTCGCAGCTGGTGCAAGCCCACTCCCTGGCCCACATTATCGGGTTCGTGTCCAACTTCAAAGAAAAAAACGGCGGCAGTTACGCGGTGTTCAAAATCAAATACGTGAACGAAAAGGGCGGCGGCGCGCGGTGTGATCAAATTTCATCCAAGCAGCGGCGCCTCACAATTGCAAACCAAATCCTTAGCGGCATGAATCCGGACGCGGAACCGGTTTACACCATGGAAAACACGAAGAACCAAAACACGGCGCGGTATTGCGTGTTGTCCGAAATGCTGCTGCGCAGTTACAACTTTAATAAAAAGGATAACAAACACTGGTTTTTGACGCCGGTGCAAACAACCAAAATCGCGAATGCGTGATAAACATGCATTAAGAAATATGAAACTATAATAATATGTGCATATAGTAGCCCCACCACAACAAATAAATGCAGTATCAAGAGCGACAAGAGCGACAAGAGCGACAACATCAGCAACCAAATAATCAGGACCTTTACATCCCGACCATGGTCACCGGCAAAGTTGTGTTGCCCTTTACTGCAATTGGAAGAAACATTAGAAACATTTTGGAGCAGCATTTAGCGCACGCGCACGAAGGAAGGTGCAATGCAGAAGGGTACGTTCGTCCTCGGTCAACGCAGCTGTTGGCGCATTCCCCCGGAAACTTGACCGACCGCGGGGCAGTGGTGTTTGAGGTCATGTACGAATACCAATCGTGCAATCCGGTGGAGGGCATGCTCATCGCGTGCGTGGTTCAGACGGTGAGTCAAGCGGGGTTGCACGCGCACATTGTGCCGGAGCCGAGCCCCGTTGTCGTGTTTGTTTCGCGCGACCATCATTACTCTAATGCGACCTTCTCAAAAATAAAACCGGGTGACGAAATCACGGTGCGTGTCATTGGGCGGCACTTTGAATTGAACGACCCGACCGTTTCAGTCATTGCCGAGCTGCATTAAATTGCAATAACAATAACAATAACAATAACAATAACAATACATGTTTAATGTGTTTAATGTTTAATGTTAATTCAAAAAAATTGAATTAAAATTATTGCAATCATGACATATTAACCATTACCATGGCCATCATCAACAAGTGTGATCCCGGCGAAGATTCATTGTATACCACCACGGTTATTCGGCACAAAGTGTGCTTACCATTTTCCGAAATTCATAATTTCAAGGACCTTCCGGCGCATCTCATGCGGCGCGTTTCGGCTCAAGTCAGCGGCCGGTGCATTGCCGAGGGTTTTGTTAAACCGGGCTCGTGCATCATTCGCTCGCACACCGTTGGCGTGTTTATGGGTGGAAACGTGTCGTTCAATTTGGAGATTGAATGCATGGTGTGTTGCCCCAAGGAAGGAACCGTGCTGCAGTGCATTGCAAAAACGGTGACGCAAGCCGGCATCCGAGCACACGCTTGCATGGACCCGTCCCCCGTGGTTGTGTACATTTCGCGCGACTCGGATTCGGATACGGTTCAAAGCCGGACAATGAATTCGGTCAAACCCGGCGACTGCATTGCAATACGCATCATTGGAAAACGGTTTGAACTGAATGACAAGCACGTGTCCATTATTGGTGAATGCGTGTCTATTTGAAAAATTGTTTGGTCAACTCTGTTTTTTGATTTTCAACTTGATTCAGCTGATTTTCTTGTTCGTCCACGTAACTCAAATACTCAACCAGTTTGGACACAATGGCATGGTCCATGTTGGTCAAATTCACAAATGACCCGTTTTTGTTTTCAGTGCACACCACGTTGTTCTGAGTTATGATTTTCAAAATTTGAATTTGATGGTGCTGGTTCAACCCCTCAATGCGATCCTTTAACTGTTTCAATTCAGCTGTCATGGCGTATGTCGTATAGTATACAGAACCATCTAATATGTTTTTTCCACAAATGTACATTGAAATGGATTTAAACGCATTCGCAAGGTTGAAGTTAACTTAATCTTATCTTAAATGAAACACGCGACTGCGACTGCAAACAAAGAATTGAGTCAATTAAGAGGCGTCATGCTGTATGATTCAACATTGCAGCCAACACCAACAACAACAACACCAACAACACCAACAACACCAACAACAACAACAACAACAACAACAACAACACCAACAACACCAACACCAACAACAACAACAACACCAACAACACCAACAACACCAACAACACCAACAACACCAATGTCAATACAACAACCACCACAACAGATACAACCACAAACCCATCGGTTGGAATTTCGTACAAGCTTGAACCAGATTCACTCCTTGTTTTGGTGTTTGTACGTTATGAAGCACGGCATGTTCAAATACGATCAATTGACCAACCATTTTACAGCACATCAGGACGGCAAGCGCGATGAAGTCATGCGGTTGAGAGAGGGTGCAAAGGCATTGAAACAGTCAACCGGCATCAAATTCACGCTCTCCGCAATAGAAAACGACATCATGTCAATCATGACGCTGCACGCGTTTCAAGTGCTGGTTCATTTGAATTCTCTCAATGCGGTGTATGTGAATCCACACAATCGCGTGTATGCTGAGTTCATCAGTGACGCAGTGTCCAACAAACCGATTTATTTGATAAAATGCGTGGACAATAAAACCCCGCGCCTGGTTATGACACAGGCAACCGACCATGAGTTAACTTCTTTGCGCGCAACGCACTACCGCATTGAAAACGTGCAAAAACCGATGAAAGCCGTGAGCGCGTACACCGTCGCCGATTTGACCGAAATATGCCACCGGTTGAAGTTGCAGCTCATGCCCAAAATGAAAAAACAAGAAATGTATGACGCAATCATGAAAAAACTGTTGTTATAATAACCATAAAATTGAATTTAAATAATATGCTCGTTTAATATAGAGCAATTGACTTCCACCAGTAACTCGGAATGCAGAAAAACCAGAAACAGCCCCCACCCAACGAGCTGTTTGATGCAATGGTGGAAACGTATTTAGGTGGTGTGTTGCATACCGCCAATGGTTCATTGGAGTTGGAAGTGCGGTTTGGAACCCGCAAACTGAAGCACGTGGCACCCACGTCCAAGATTGACTTTGACAGCGTGATAAAACGGTTGTTGTCGGCGGGATACGTCATGCAGAAAACGGACGACTACACTTTGAAAATCGGGTCGGAAGTCGCGGATCCCGCCACGGGCAAACTCGGAATGTCCGACATACGCACCGAAATCGCGGGTCTTCACAACGTGCAGCTGTATTGCAAAACCAATTCACTGGACCGCGTGCATCCGGTCTTTGTAAAAAAAACCGCGTTTCATAGTGATGACAATGCCGATCCCGTTCCCCCGGTCAATTTTGACGACTTCAATTTCAGATTATCGTTGCAGAAGGAGACGCAGTTTGCGGAGTCGTCGTCAACCGCAAAAACGGTGGTGGGACCGTGGCGCAGCAGCCGAAAAACGTTCCGCTATATCAATCGCAGCACGTTTCGCAACCCGGCAATGCCGTTTGTCGTGGACATGAGCATTGTCAAAGAGTCCCGGCGCGACCATGGGGTGGGGGGTCACATGATTCCCGTGCACACCTTCGCGGAGTCTCAAACGGCCGACGCTTCACCCAAATACGAAATTGAGATTGAAGTGTTGAATGAAGCGGTGGGGCAAGGCACTGCGTTCAACACGATGCACAAGCTGGCCGACGCGCTTCGTGCCTGCATCAAAATCATTCTCTCTGGACTCCAAGGTACCAATTATCCGGTTGGTTTGTCGGAACGCGCCATGGTGGCCGACAACTACATGCACATGTTGCATCCAGAAAGGAAGGGGCGCGATGAACACAAAGAGCGCGATGAACACAAGCCGTTGATTCCCAAACACTTCATTGGTCCGTCTTCCTACACCCTTCAAATGCAAAACATTATCCCGCTGAATGACAACTGCATTGTTCCCAACGTGCGAAGGAACTACACGGTGACCGACAAGGCCGACGGGGCTCGCAAGCTGCTGTTTGTGTCGTCGTCCGGGCGCATTTACTTGATTGACACGAATATGAGCGTGCAGTTCACGGGCGCGCTGTGCGGCAATGACAAGCTCTTCAACACGCTGCTGGACGGCGAGCACATCCTGCACGACAAGTCCGGGCGGTTCATCAATTTGTTTGCCGCGTTTGACGTGTATTATATTGCCGGTAAGGACGTGCGCGCACTGCACTTTGTGCCGCCGTCGGCCGAAGTGTCGGCAACCAAGTTTCGCCTGCCGCTTTTGGTGGAGGTTGTCGCGGATTTGAAGGCGCGTCCTGTAGTGAAAGGCCTTGCCGCGCCCCCCATTCGCATAGAGTGCAAGAAATTCAAATACACCAGTCCCGATCAAAGCGTGTTCCAGTGCTGCGCCACTCTGATGTCCCAGCTGGAATCAAACGCGTTTGAATACACCACGGACGGCATGATTTTCACCCCCGCTGATGCGCCGGTGGGTGGCGAAGCGGGGGGCGATGAGGCAGGACCCAAGACCAAAATCACGTGGCCTCTGTCGTTCAAATGGAAGCCAACCGAGGCCAACACCATTGACTTTCTGGCCACAATAGTGAAAGACTCCAACGGTCAGCCCAAGGTCACCAGCATTTACACGGATGGAATCAATGTCGCCGTGCAGGAGCAGGTCGTGCAGTACAAAACCTTGACGCTCCGGGTGGGGTTTGACGAAAAAAGGCACGGCTATTTGAATCCGTGCGAGGACATCATTCGGGGCAAGCTTCCGGCGGCGGCGGCACGCAAAACCGGAACCGCAGAAGACGACTCTTACAAACCCGCGCCGTTTTACCCCACAAACCCGTACGACCCGGAGGCCCACGTGTGCAACGTCATCCTTCGCGCGGATGCAGCTGGAAACCGCGGCATGATGCTGACTGCCGAGAACGAAGTCATAGAAGATGGCAGCATCATTGAGTGCGCCTACAATGTGAACGCGGCTGACCCGCGGTTTCGTTGGATTCCGTTGCGCGTGCGCACCGACAAAACGGCAGAGTATCGCAGCGGGCAGAAGAACTACGGGAATGCGTACCACGTGGCGAATTCCAACTGGCACACCATTCACAACCCCATCACAAAGAAGATGCTCGCAACGGGCGCAGACATTCCGGACGAGCTGGCGGCCGACGATGACGTGTATTACAACCGCGCCGCGAGCACCACCACGCGCGGGTTGCGCGATTTTCACAATTTGGTGGTGAAACGCGCGTTAATACACGGCGTGAGCAAGCGCGGCAACACGCTCATTGATTTCGCTGTGGGTAAGGGCGGTGATCTTCCGAAATGGATTCACGCCAACCTGTCGTTCGTTCTCGGCATTGACATTTCCAAAGACAACATTCAGAACCAGCTGGACGGTGCGTGCGCGCGCTATTTGGATTACTGCAAACGGTTCAGCATCATGCCGGCGGCGCTGTTTGTGCAGGGCAACAGCGCGCTCAACATCAAGAACGGAACCGGGATCAGCGGCGAAAAATACAAGCAAATCGTCAGAGCCGTGTTCGGAGATGGTCCGAAGGACAAGGCGTTGTTGGGCGAAGGCGTGTATCGCGAGTACGGCAAAGCAGAGCACGGGTTCAATGTGTCGTCGTGCCAGTTTGCAATCCACTACATGTTTGAAACCCGCGCAAACGTGTGCAACTTTCTGCGCAACGTGTGCGAGTGCACGCAGGTGGGGGGCTACTTCATTGGCACCACGTACGACGGCGCGGCCATGTTTGATGCGTTGAAACCGTACGAAGTCGGCGACGGCATTTCGGTGTTGCACAAGGGCAAGCGCGTGTGGCAAGTGACCAAGGCGTACACTGCCACTGAATTTCTGGATGATGAAACGTGCCTGGGGTACGCCATAGACGTGTATCAGGAATCCATCAACAAGACGTTTCGCGAGTATTTGGTGAACTTCAATTATTTGAAACGGCTCATGACGAATTTCGGGTTTGAGGTGGTGCATCGCGACGACGCAAACAAGGAGCTGGGCCTGCCGGATGGTACCGGCATGTTTGAGCAGCTGCATGCGCAAATGCAGGCGCGGTTGAAAGATACGCCGTCATTGGCATCGGACTTGGGAGATGCGCCGGATATGCGCGACTACGAGCGCCGGATCTCCTTTTACAACCGATACTTTGTATTCAAGAAAGTGCGTTCCATTGACAATGCGGAAGAAGTGGTGAAGAGTTTGATGGGCACATCCGCTGTGTTTGAAAAGCATTTGGCTCAGGCTGATGTTGCGGCTGATGTTGCGGCTGATGTTGCGGTTGATGTTGCGGTTGATAGTCAGCTTGCGGTTGCAGCAAAACCCAAACCCAAGGCTAAACCCAAACCCAAACCCAAACTCAATGCAAAGGACCCGGTTGCTGTTGCGGATGCCCCTGTTGTTGCCCCTGTTGTTGCCCCTGTTGCGGATGCCCTTGTTGCGGTTGCCCCTGTTGTTGCCCCTGTTGTTGCGACGAATGCAGAGAAAAAGAAACCAGGAAGAAAACCTAAAATTCAGTTGATAGTCAAGGAACAATCATAACCAACAACCAACAACCAACAACCAACAACCAACAACCAACAACCCAATAATAACCAATACAATACAAAAAAAAATAAAATGTGATTGTAAAGCATAAATCATTTTTTAAGAATGGATCCAGAATTAACGCAACGCGCACAAGCACACTGGTTGGAACCATCCAGCACAAGGAGTAGAAAGAAACCCATAGAACGGATGTACTTTGTGAAAAGAAGCATGACGCGGAAACGCATCATGCATCCAAATACGCGGGTCAGCATGCAGTGTATGCAGGGCGAAGACGGCGCATTTTATTACATTCCACTGGATTCTTACAACCTAGAGCATTTGCAAATCATAAGCGAGTTGAGTCCGCTACTAGTGAATCCCGCACCCCATCAATTTGAACCGGGTGCAATGTACACTTACATTGTTGCATCCATCATTACAAAACATCCGGACACCGGCTTGGACATTCAAGTAGAGCCAATGAAGTTGTACGCGTCCAAGGCGCTCAACATGTTTGAATTCGGCACAAAACACCATCAAATCTTTTATCGCATGGCCTTAACGCACGAATTGGACAGGGTTGCACAAGCGAAAGGAATAAATGTGGACGACCTCCAGTACGCGTTGCACGCGTCGGGAGAAATTCGTTGCATTGATCCGGCCACGCTGGAGTTCAATTTTTTTTCGGGAACGTACAAAATGCAACGCAAAATACCAAAGAGACGCGCAAAACATGAAATCGCGCTCATAACCCATCTAATGCAAGAAATTGACCCATCCTACGCAATCCACTTTGACTTCAAACCGTTTATCGTTCCGGAACTCATGCCAATTAAGCACGACCAATTGCAGCATTTGGAAGGGAAGGGAATTCCTGTGTTCCGGTTCGCAACAGCAGGGAACTGCAGGGAAATGCGCATTGCTGTCTTGCGTCACAATAAATCCGAAAAAAAAGACATGACGCGTGAAGAAATGAGTGCATTGTATGAGCGCATCACCAATCCGGTTGCAGTTCATGTTCCTGCGGCTCATTCTGCGGCTCATTCTGCGGCTCATTCTGCGGCTCATTCTGCGGCTCATTCGGTTCCGGTTCCTGTTGCAGCGTCTCAAAGACCGTCAATCCCGCTGCATGCAATGACAACAAAAGAACTTCTGGAACTTTGCAAAGAATTAAAGCTTCCGGATAGCATTCTCAACGATCGCGTAGAAATAATTAAAGAGATTTCACTGCATTTAAAATCCGCGGGTAAAGGCGGGAAAAAAAGAACATTCAAAAAGAAGCCAGCGCGAAAATGAATAAAATGGATTACTGGTTCCATTATTTTTAAAAATTGATTTAAAAATAATCACATAATACAACAATTATAACATACAAATCATACATAATCACCCTCATTATGATCATCCCGGTGAAGTGCTTTACCTGCGGCAATGTGATCGGCAACAAGTACGAATACTACTTGAACGAGGTCAGGCGACTCAAGATGTCGCGCGACATGGACACTGAACGGGTCATTTATTTGACCAAGGAATACATTCATAAAACTCCGGAAGGAGAGGTGATGGACTCGTTGAAACTGAACAAAATGTGTTGCCGGCGTCACTTCTTGACGCACGTGGACATTGAATGAACGTTGCCGCCATATGCCATACGTCATATGTCATGCATATGTGCAGAATCAGGAATGGGCGCGTGCGCGTGCAAAACCGGAATCCGGTTGTGCATCAAATCATTTTCTACTATGGACAAACACACCGACAAGGTTGTATATTTAAAACACGACGGAAAAATGCCGTGCATGCAGGATGCAACGGATGCGCCCAATAATTTAGCTGCGTATTTAGTGGAACCGACCAGGTTGTGAAAGTAGTTGCAAACCCCTTTACGAATCGCATAAAACCGCAAATTCATGCGATGTTCGCGCAACACATCGTCTCTTGTGTAGGGCAATGACATGGATTTATATGGAATGATATAATATGAAATGAAATAATGCGTTTATCTATTTTTTAACAATCATTTTTTATTGTTTGATTTTAATATTTTAATATACTCATGTTAATATATAATATAATTTCTCTCCTTTAAGGGCATTCATGAAACCTAATAAAAAGGTAACAAAACGCATCCGGTCCAGAAAACAATCCCGGTCACGGTCCAAAAGAGCCGGTGCGCAAGCATTGATCGGTTCAGCATGGGCGCCGGCGGCCAACAACAGTTATCGCGCACTCACGGCACCTTCGGCAACTGCTAACCATTTCAGACTGAGTCCATCCGGTGGCGGATTTCAACCACCGGTTTCTGAAATGCGGGGGGCCGGCATGGGTGACATCAATCCAGTCGTTCCCCCCGTGCGGATGAGTGGCGGTGGGTTCAGGCGCAGCACACGCGCGAAAAAGGGTGGGTACATATTTGGCGCATTTCCTGAAATGGCCGGTACCGTATTAAACAACATGTTCACCGGGGCTCAAAATATATGGAAAGGTATTCAAGGTTTGCCGCCACTACATTCGGCGTCCCCTTGGATCCAGCCGGAATTGGTAAAACCTGTAAACGCTCCTTTGATAACCCCAATTGACGTTACAAAACTTCAACAGATTGCAGCCCGACGGGTTGCCAGCGTTTAAACCGATGACTAAACACGCATGCCATTTGTAAAGATGTTTCCAAATTCACCAACGGAACCTGCGCTTCATTTTCATCGTCGCTCTCTTCCAGTGCGTCCAAATTACGGTTTTCCTTAATGTTGCGAAACAAGGAATTCATCATCACACTGGTTTTGTAATTGGGAATGTGCGCGATCATGGTGTTTGCCGTTATTGGTTCGTCCGGATTGAGCAACACGTAATAAATGTCGTTTTGTATGTCCGGGCGAATGGTGAAAACCCGGCTTTTTAATTGCGCATGCGTGTGCACTTGTTGCGTGTGCACTTGTTGCGTGTGCACTTTCACATGTTCGACGACGTTGGCTTGTTTGGGGAAAAACACGGGTTTAGGTATTTGATCTGGCATGGAGGGCTGCATGAACACATTTTTGAATTCATTGCACGTGCGGTTTAGAAACCGGTGCTGAATGCAGAAAACGTCATAGGTTTTAATTGCCATTGCATCGCGTAGCGCGTCGTTGTAGTTGGCGTGCATGATTGGCATGAATAATTGAAAATGGTGATTCAATTTGGCGGTGGTTGTTTCTTTTGCATACATGTCAAACAATGCGGCAAACCGGCCCAGGTTGCCGTTATCCGGTTGTTTTTCTCCACACAAGTAGTGCACATTCTCAACGCTGAACCGTTTTTGCACGTCGGTTCGCTTTTCTGAAACACATGTTCCATACAGGATGGTGCCTTGTCCGGAATACCAGGCTTCGTTTGCAAACGGCATCTTGATCATGCGCACGGCGTCATACAATACATTGCGTGTATCGGCATGCAGCGGGCGTTTTGCAATTTGAAACATCCAACACTGGCGGCGTGTAAACCAAATCGCGCATTTTCGCCCCTTCGGGATGACAGCATAAACATCGGCCAAAAATTTCTTATGAACGTGCGTTTCATAATAAATTGCAACTTCATTTTTCAATCGTTCTTCCAGTTGCTGGTATTGCATGGGATTGTGCCTGGGGGGATGGAGTTCCTTTATAACCGCGTCAATCCTTTAATATGGTTTCATTATGTTTTAGATCATTTGTAGACGGATCCGACTTCAATGGTATCGGATTGCGGATACGGATCCTGACTGTGCGACGCATTCAGATCCATTAAATACCGCTTCAATTCGTTTTTCATGTCGTCGTTATTGGTGTTATTGGTGTTATTGGTGTTATTGGTGTTATTTGTGTTATTGGTGTTATTGGTCTTATTGGTGTTATTGGTGTTATTGGTGTTATTGGTGTGGTTATTGTTGCCGTTGTTTGCAACCTGATCGCGCAATTCCCTAAACAACATTTCGTACTTTTGCTGAGGCCGTTTCACCATGTCTTTTATTTTGGGTACAGTTAATGTCTCTTTGAAAAATGAATACAGGTTGTGAATTACGTAAATGACGATGAGAGACACCACCGAGGCTTGAATGAACCAAAGCATTTTTGTTACACGCGTGCGGGAATACTCTAAATTTTTTGACTAATCTATGTTGACATAGTTTTTGTCAATTTGAAACGTATGATAAAAATGTATTGCAATAAATGATTTAAACCCAATCGCATCATAAACAAAAAAAAACATACACGTTTCACATACTGTAAATGCCGCAAGCTCCTTCTAAAATCAGCGCAATCATCGTTTCTCGTACTGGCGACTTGCGAGTGGCCCAACTCGCCGAATATAGTCAAACCGAATTGGCAAAAAAATGCAAACACAAATCTTCCGACGGATTTGAAGTGCGCGCAGAATGGGCGTATTCCGGCACAGACAATGAAAAATTCATGGTGGAGCTGTGGGGTCGCGAGGATGGAAAAGCCGGCCAAGAAAACAAGTACGAGTTTCCGCCACCAGTAGACACCATTTTGTTTTTTGGAGAATGTGCATTGGTTGCCAAGGACATGACCCCGCATAACAATGTCATTACGATCACCATTGAAAAATGGGAAAAAATGTACAACTTTTTATTCGGAGGGTTTGATCAAGTGAATGGCGATAATGATGATGATGACGATGATGATGATGATGATGCGGATGATGATGCGGATGATGATGCGGATGATGATGCTGCTGATGATGCGGATGATGCGGATGATGATGTGGATGATGCTGATGATGCTGATGATTATGATGATGATGATGCAGGCTTGGTTCGCAGAAGAAAAACGAAAGACGGGTATTTAAAAGATGGGTTTGTTATATCGGACACTTCAGGCGATGACGATGAAGGCGATGAAGACGAAAACGAAGGCGATGATGATGAAGACAACGAAGGCGATGACGATGAAGACAACGAAGGTGAAGATGACGATGACAACGAAGGAAAAGACACAGATGATGACGAAGAAGCAAAAATTGCATTTAAAAAAAAACGACACGCAAAACCCAACGTCGTTGTCAAAAAACGCAATCCAAAATTGCATGCAAAGGAAGAAGCGGTTGGTCCAGAGCTGACCGAAGAATCATACGAGTATTCCGACGACTAGAAACAAAACAAAATGAATGACAAAAGAACAAATCGGCTAAAAACAATATAAACTGAATGCGGTGCTGTTTTATAACTATGGCATATCACATGGAATTGCCCAAGTTGTCAAATTTGACAATGCAACAGTTTGAACAAACCGACGACCCATTTTTTGAAATTGTGCACACCCACAACACCGCTGTTCAAGAACGGGTAATTTCACACACGCTCTACATGTACTTGTGCGAAATAAAGGAGCAAATAAAAGAATGCGGTGAAGACGCGTGGGACACCGTGAAAAAATACACCAATCCGTTTGAGTTCGTTCACACTGCAATCCCCAATTCCAAAATGTACGCGGTCAGCAAGCTGCGCCCGTTGTCTCGCTCCTTTTACAAGATGATTGAACTGCATTCCACGTTTTTCAATGCGCTGCACGAACCGCCGGTGATGAAGTCGTTCCATTTGGCAGAAGGTCCGGGCGGCTTCATTGAAGCCATGCTGCACATTCGTTCTAGGGATGCGCAGTCCACATCCGAAGACGTGCACTACGGAATGACGCTGTTGAACTCGGACGCGTCGTGTCCCGGATGGAAAAAGAGCAAAAGCTTTTTGGAATTGAATCGCGGACGGGTGTGCATTGAAACCGGCGCGGATGGAACCGGAAACATCATTTCGTGCGCCAATTTTGAACACTGCGCGGCTCGCCATATGAACGCGTGTGATCTAATTACAGCCGACGGCGGGTTTGATTTTTCGTGTGACTTCAACAACCAGGAGACGATGGTGCTGAGCTTGTTGATTGCAGAAATGGGGTTTGCGCTGGCGCTTCAAAAACAAGGCGGGAATTTCATATTGAAACTGTTTGACACGTTCACGAAGCCCACGATTGACGTCATTTACATTTTGTGCAATTTTTACAAGGACGTGTACGTGTCCAAGCCGTGCACGAGCCGGCACGCAAATTCGGAACGGTACGTCATTTGCAAGCACTTCAAACCGGAAACCACGGTTGGATTGTTGCCCCACTTGACCGCCATGTTCAAGCAACTGGAAGCGGTTCCAAAGCATGCCGTAATCGGGTCATTGCTTCCGATTGAGCACGACGTGCATTTCTTGAACAAGTTGGAAGAATGCAACGCCGTTATCGGGCAACAGCAAATGGAAACCATTAGCACAACCATTAACCTAATATTGAACAAAAACAACTCCGACAAGCTGGAAACGATGAAGCGGCACAACATCATGAAATGCATGAGTTGGTGCGACAAGCACTGCATTCCGTACAACAAAATCATTCAGCAAAACAACATTTTCTTGAAGCACTGATCCGATCCAACAGGATCGCAAGATTTTTTGTAAGAAAATAATAATATAAACCCACGGTTACATTATTATCATTCCAGTCCATGCAGTCCACGCTTCAAATATTGTACAAAACCATTTATTCGCGCCGAAAAAAGGAGAGATTTGAAACCATATTGGAGCCGCTGCAGGCCATACTGCAAATCGCGCTGCTCTCGTTTTATCCCGTGGGAACCAAAATCACCATCCAGAACAACATTTTGACGCTGCAACCGCCGACGTATTCGCAGTCCATGCTGCGCTGGTACAACAACGACACCAAGGAAGACTTGTATTTTTTGTTCAACGTGTTTCACCGCTTCAAGAAGTTTTACGCGCACTGCAAGCACGACGACGGGTCGGGGGCCGTGCAGCACCGGCTGCATTTATTATTGAACGAGCTCGCAAAAACGGGCATAAACAAGCTCATACGAACGTACGGGCAAACCGACAAGCCGCACATCCTGCAGACGCTCACCATGTACAAATACATCCTGGATGACCAGCTGTCGCCGGACATTATGACGCTGCAAACGCAGCAGCCCAATTCAAAACCGTACAAAATGCGGCCCGTTTTGAGCGACGACGATGCCGCGTCCAACGCCAACAACACCGTGGACGACATTTTCATAACCATTGTGGACATTTACACGCCGGAACTGCAGTCCATCATTTACAATTCTCTCCTTTTAATGCGCGACAATGAATCCAATTACCAAGCGTACGCGGAGGGTTTGAACCGCATAATGGAGCCCACGTGCATTCAGCTGAAAAAATGGATTGACGAGCACATCGTGTACTGAATCAGAAAACCTACGGTTTTCCGAACCTTTCCCTTACCGGGGAACTACGTTCCCCGAACCCCTCCTTATCAGGGAACTACGTGCCAAGCATTGCGCAGCGCAGTAGCCTTTGCCCTTGCTGCGTTTCGCCCCAAGCCAGTTTAATTTAATTGTTAAGGGAAAGGTTCGGAAAACCGTAGGTTTTCTGATAATTTCACGCTGGATTCCACGTGTCGGTTGGTCTCCAGCGTGCCCTTAATGCGCCGGCCAAATTCGGGGAACACGATGTTGATGTGTTGCGGTTCGCCGTTTTTTATGTAGTCCTGGATTTGCAGCATGAGCGCCTTTACGGCGGCAAATTTGGACGCGTGCAGCTTCAACTCGGTCAGCTTTTCCAGAATGGGCTTCACCTGGGCTTGACGCTCCGCTTTCGTTCGGTCCGACGAATTTGCATCCATAATGATTGGTTTTTCTTGTATGGGTTTAAATATCCGGCATGTTTTAAATCCATATTTTTTTTTGAATTGAATTGTTTTCAATGAGAGGAAGATGAGGAGGAGGAGGAGGAAGAGGAGGAGGAGGAGAAAGAGGGGGGTATTCCCGCGTTTGAAAGCGCATCTGCGCGTTTGTTTTTGTCGCGATACACATGTTCAAATCCGATTGATGCGAATTTGGCTGCTAGCGTGGTGGCGCATTGGTACAACGGCGCCAGTTTGGGCGAATTCACCTTGTATTTGCCCTGCATTTGATAAATGACAAGCTGGCTGTCGCCGCGCACCTGCAGCTCCGCGATTCCTTGTTTCAGCGCTGCATTCAGCCCCAGTATAAGCCCCGTGTATTCCGCTTCATTGTTGGTGGTGCTGTATCCCGCAAACACGGATTCTGCAAACACTTCGGTGCCTTCCTCGTTGAAAATCGCTGCTCCCGCTCCCGCGCGTCCGGGATTGCCCTTGCTGCAGCCATCAAAGTACATGGTGTGCATTTTGCGCGCGCGAATGATTGTTGTTGTTGTTGTAATTCTATTTTTCTATATTATACATCTACATTTGAACTCTAATCAATTTTAAACAAATATTCATTTAAAAACAATGCATCATGATAATGATACGAGTAGTGGTAGTGATATGAACAACCTTGCATGCATAAAAAACGCACTCTACATTAATTTGGAATCGCGCAAGGACCGTCGCGCGCACGTGGAAGCGCAGCTGGCCGCGCTTAAAACCGGCGGCGTTACGAATTTGGTGGCCGAGCGGTTCAACGCAATACAGCATTTGGTGCACGGCGCGATTGGCTGCAGCATGAGCCACATGCGCTGCATTCAAATCGCCAAAGAGCGTGGATGGGACCACGTGTTGGTGTGCGAGGACGACGTCCTGTTTACAAACGTGCCGCTGTTTTTAACGCAGCTTGAAAAGGTTATGGCCACAGTTCCGGACTGGGACGTGCTGCTTTTGGCAGGAAACAACATTCCGCCGTTTCGCGTGGTGAATGACGCGTGCGTGCAAGTAGTGAACTGTCAAACCACCACGGCATACATGGTCCGGGCGCACTACTATGACACGCTCATAGACAATTATCGCGCGGGCATAAACAAACTCATGCGAAACCCCATGAATAAATTGAATTACGCCATTGATCGCTACTGGTTTGAACTGCAGCGCAGGGGGCGCTGGTTATTGATAACGCCGCTCACGGTGGTGCAGCGCGAAGACTACAGCGACATTGAACAGCGTTTCACCAATTACGCGCACTTGATGCTGGATTTGGACAAACAACAACTCATACAAAGCCATGCGATGCAGTTTAAAAAATGAATCATTGACCCATAAAGGCAAGGCAAATCAAGGCGGAGTTCCCGTTTCAAATTCACACATGATGCGAGGACTGGTTATGCCGTACGTGTAATGCGTGGCATGCCCGAAGGGATATTTGGGCTCTTGTGTCTTGGGATCCAAAAGATCCTTGTGATTTATTTGGTTCACAATCGCCGCGTCATCCTTTTGTTTTTCTTCAGCGCTTGCGCTTGCGCTTGCGCTTGCGTTTGCGCTTGCGCTTGCGTTTGGATCATTCATGTCGTTTTTCTTGCCATGCCTATCACTGCAGCAACATGTGCACAGGGAAAAAGGGTCTGTGGCGGGGNCATTGCTTGTTTTCGCCGGACCAAGCACCGGGCTGGATTCCGGACTAATTATTTTTTGATACACTGTGAACATTGGACTACTTGGACTATTATATTTATATTTAATGCACAAAAATATAATAGAATCATGAATCATGAATTACAGATAGAAAGTACGAACCGGATGCAATCCAACCATCACATCAATATCACGTTTTCCACGTGCTGGTACTCGTTCAAGGCCAAGTTTGATTTCAGCGTGTATGCCGAATGGATCCGCAACATGCTGTCCAACGTCCGCGCCTACAACCTCGTGATTTATACGGATGAAGCCGGGCTGGCTTCGTTTGACTTCAATGCGTATACCGCCGTCAATCCGCGCATTCGCGTCGTCATAAAACCGTTTGAATCGTTTCGCAACTACGCGTTAAAGGACGCGTGGATGGCCAACCACGAAAAAAACGCATCATTGAACAAATGGGTGGATTGGCGCGTGAACGCGCTCTGGTCAGAAAAGGTGCACCTTGTCAACGAAACCGTCGCGCGCAAGTACTTTGACACGGAGTACTACGGCTGGTGCGACATTGGCTACTTTCGGGGGCGTACCACGGGACCGCTTCGGGACTTGACCATGTCGCAGCTGCGCGGATGGCCCAACCCCGATAAAATCGCGGTGCTTAATCCCGCCAAAATTTACTACGGCTGCGTGAACAACGACTGGACCCAAATTGAGAACTGCATTCGGATATTGAACCATGGCCGGGCGGGAGAAAGTGTTGATCCGCGCCTGAATTTCATCGCCGGCGGGTTTTTCATGCTGCACAAATCCAAGGCGGAGTGGTGGGCGGTCACGTACGACACCAAGCTGCACCGCCACATGATGGATGGTCGGATTATAAAGGATGACCAGCAAATCATAACCGACTGCGTGTTCTCAAACGACACGCAAACCCACTTTCACATTTGTCGCGAAGAAGAGAACAAATGCAAATACGACGCGTGGTTCCTGTTTCAGCGCGCGCTTATGTAAGTTGAGGTTGGTTTTTCGGTGTCGGACTTCTTTTCGCACTTCTTTTCGGCGTCGGACTCGGACTTCTTTTCACACTTCTTTTCGGCGTCGGACTCGGACTTCTTTTCGCACTTCTTTTCGGCGTCGGACTCGGACTTCTTTTCGCACTTCTTTTCGGCGTCGGACTCGGACTTATTTTCGTACCTTGTCTGCGTCGGCTTTTATTCAACGGACTTATTTTCATAGTTTCTCGTAAATCAAACTTGACTGGGGGATTCATGTCAGTTATAATCATATCAACAAACTCATCCAATGACATTTTTTTATTTGAAATTGGTTTATTCTTCGTTGATATGCGATCTCCTCCTCCCACTAGTTGTGGAGCAGTATTTCCCAATCGGGCAATTACCATCTGCCGAACATTTTCTATGAATTCTTCCACCGTTGCACCTGGAGTATCATCATAAACTTGTTGACGGACATAATCCAAAAACGCACGGTTGTAATGCTGCATCGCTTCCATCATTGCGCGAATCACACCTGCATCTACTGGAACATTAGAGTAGTTTCCCAAAATGGCTGCAATATCCCATGTGGGTTGGATAATACGGACACTTCCAAAATCTATTAAAAATACATTCCCTAGCGGATACGGTTCGGATAAATATCGGATAGTTGTATTTACCATGATATTTTGGGTATGCAAATCAGTGTGCACTATTCCCATTGCGCCCAATCTTATCATTTGTATGCGTGTCAAATTATACATGAATTCTTGCTGTTGCGCGGTTATGGCTGGCTGTCCAAGGTAAGTGTGCAATGTAGTGCAATTGCTCATAATTTCCATGGTGATGATGCCCAATCCTCCCCCGATTGGCATAAATCCTTGGGCAAAATTGAAAAAATCATTCAGTATTCGGCGGTCGTGTCGCCGGGCGCTTATATCAGGGTCTTCGCCGGGACGCGGCACCGGAACTCGTTCTTGAAGCCTATTCAAAACACCATCCCTAAAGGAAATAAGGTTCGGCATAGTGACATTGGTCATATAATTTATGATGGCCGGGCAAATCGGAGCGAAATAACTTTGAGCGGGTACACCCCCCGCCGCACCTTCTATCGGAAATAAAGATTGATTGTGTATTCTGTATTGCATATTCACTTCGGCATCAATTGATGCGGCGGTTTCCAATAAAAAATCGGTCCTATCTGACGCGTGATTTGACATTACGAACGGCCTTGGAGTAACAATTTGTTGGTGGGTTGGGTGAAGTACCACCAGTTTTACAATACACTGTGTAACGCGGCGGTCGTTGGTTATTGGGCGAAAACCATGTGACACTCGTGTGTGACGGTATGGCGATAGATGTGTAGGACATCCATGAAAATACAGGGTTAATGACGACCTTGATGTGTCCGTTAATATTTGCACATGAGGGCAATTCCTTATGAAATTTAAAAACGCGATTGAATGAGGCATAGTGGGGTCTACTAAAACAACCCCTCCCCTCATGGTTTTCATTCTAAATATACATATTGATATTAAAAAAATTTTTTTGCGGCGTTCTGGATTACATCACTCACGTCTACCGACGTGGCGTGCAGCCCCGCCGCGTGCGGGTTATGCACGTGCTCCATTGCAAATGCGCTGGCTTCTTCCGCGGTGGGGGTCCAATACACCGCTTGATTCCATTTCAACCAGTACGAAAAATACACGTCTTCGGGTACAGCTGCGTCGCTGGGATACGGATGGTTGCGCGCAATGGCCAGCATGACGCGCACGTTGCGCAGCGACAAGCCGCCGTTTCCCACAGTGAGATGCAATTCGCGTTTGAACGGATCAATGCCGACATTCATGCCGGGCCACGGCGCGCCCACGTAATCGTACTTCAAGAACGGTTCAATGGCGTCGCCGCCTTTTAGTAGCAGCGTGTCGCATTGAAATATGAGCGCGTGTTCGCACTTGAACCCGTCCAACAAGCACTGCCAAAACAGGGGGTTGCCCAGCATGGCGCCGTATTCGGCCGTCGTCAGATTGCGCTGAGCCATGCGCACGTAATGCACGCGGTCGTCGGGTAAAACCGGGCGCAGGCCGTCTTTCACAAAGGCTTCGTTGTCGGGACCGTGGTACACGATGAGCCCCCATCCCGCGTCCTGCAGCAAGTACATGAAGTTCTTAATCACGGGGATCAGGTTCGGGTGCTGGCGCGGCTCCACAATCACGCAAAACCGGTGCGTCTCGTGTTTGTTCCGCACGCGCTGAAATGCGCCCGCGCCCAAATCCGCAAACAGCTGCAAATATTGGCTCCACTCCGGGGTATTCATGTACTTTAATTAATGTATCAAATAATTAATGTATCATATGATATTCTTTTTAATTATGATTTCTATGATTTTAATTTAAAAATTAAAATGATAGGGGGTCGGGGCCAAAGGCTCGGCGCGACGAGCCGTGCCTTGTGAACCCTAGGTTCCCGGTCTGTATGGTTTCGGTTAAGGGAAAGGTTCGGAAAACCGTAGGTTTTCTGATTTAGAAGTCCGGCCCGCCCGTAAATGCGGCCACATCCTTGGCCGCGGATCCGCTGGAGGAATGCTCTTCAAATTGCGCAATGATGTAAAACCCCAGCAGCGACGACACGTACACCAGCAGCGCGTCGCGCAGCAACAGCTTGAGAGGCTTGGGCTCATCCTCTTCTTTATGGGACGCTGCGAACCGCATTTCAATGAACTTGGCCACCAAAAACACAAAGGCAATGATGCCGCTCACAATGTACATGTTGTTATTCATGGTGTGCTAAAGTATATACTATCCAAAACGAAACATTTGGCCTTTTTTACGAATTTGCATACCGGGGGTTATGCAAGCACTTCAATGTCGTCCAGCTCGGGCGCATCGTAATTCAGAGTTTTGGGCGGTTCTTCAATGGACTGCACGTCAAACAACTCCAACTTCACGTCCTCGCCGATTTGGATTCTATCTGACGCGTCGTCGTCTTCTTCTTCCTGCATTTTGCGCTGCAAATATCTCTCGTTGCTGATTTGTTCCAACCGCTCTTCCGTCTTGGGAGCGTGAATGCTGTGCTCCGTGTTGTTCATGTCAATCGCGCTGTCAATGTCGTTGAATTTAATGGTTGAATTATTAGGGGTGCTGTTGGTATTGTGGGTGCTGTTGCTGTTGCTATCAACCGATGGGAACGGGGATGCGGGTTCGCCACCAGCAGCAATCACCGCGTTCGTCACGCTCGCATCCTGCATTGGATTCGGGGCAGGTGCTGCAGCAGCACCAGCAGCAGCACCAGCAGCAGCACCTGGAGGTTGTTCAACCGCCTCCTGCGACACGATTTCTTCCTTAATGTGTATTTCCGTGTGGTCTTCAATGGTTTCATCCATGTACGTCTTCAGTATCAGCTCCAGCGGGATGCTCTCGCGGATGCTGTCCAAAATGCACTCCTTAATAATGATCTCCAATTCCCGCCCGTTCTTTTGAATGGTCAATGCCGGAATGCCGCGCTCAAACAAGTACACATTGGTGTACAACTTGCGCGCGCAATGCACGTACACCTTGTGAATGAAATCGTTCAGCGGCGGCACGTCAATGTCCACCTTTTTCTGCTTGCTGCCCACGCGCATGCACGTCAAAATCTTCAACTGAATGATGTGCACGCACGTCAGCATGTCTGCTAAATAACCGCACCCGCTGCGGTCAATGATGCGCTGCGTCTCTTGTTCAATAATGGTGGAGTTCCATTTCGGCACGCGCGAGAGAAAATTCTGAAATGTCATCAAGTATTTCCCTGCTTCGTTGTTTTGTTCGCACAGCTTCCACGACTCGTCAAAAATGGAGCGGAACCCTTCTATCATCATGGGCGTCAACACCTTCACCAACCGGGCACACCACTCATTTCGGGATTCGTACAAATTAAACAGAGAGAAATCGTCCATGTGTAAAACACTAGTTTTACATAAATGATATATTTTCTAAACTGTCATTGGAACGAACTAGCATGAAATGCAGCATGAACAGCATCAACATTTTTTCGTTCCTAAATTCGTGGCGCACCTTCTGAAAGGCAATCAGTCTCTCGTATTTATTGCACATCGGAATGTCAGCGTCCTCCAACCAGCGCAACAAGTCCGTGCTGTTATAAGCCCGCTCGTACAGCTCATTCGCCAGGCGAATGATGTCGTCGGCCTTAAACGGTTTTTGAACCGACAGCGTCTTTTTCAGCCACTCGGCGCGCTGCTCTTTTAATTTATCCAATGCCGTCCCGGCAAACGTTTTGCGCAATAAGTGCGCATGCAGGTTGGTCTGGACGCCGTTGATCACGGGCTCGGGCACGTGAATTTCACAAAACCGCGACAGAATGGGGCGCAGCAACGCGCATTTGTCTTCCACCACAATGAAAAACCGGGTGGAGTGATTGAAGAGCTCAATGCAGCGGCGCAAGGCGGACTGCGCATCCGTGGTCAGCTTGTCCGCATTCAGTAAAATCACGCTCTTGAATATCTCTCCGTCCTTCAAATCCACGTTGGTTTTGGCAAAGAATTTTAAATCCTCCCGGATGAACCGGATGCCCTTGCCGTGCGCGCAGTTCACGTGCATCACGTAATCCTTCAGCGCGCCCTTGTTGCTGCCGTAAATGCTGCGAATAAAATTCCACGCAAGCGTTTTTTTGCCGCACCCAGACACGCCGTGAAATATGATGTTGGGAATCTTCTTCTGTTCAATAAAGTACTGCAACTTTTCCTGAATGTCGGCGTGAATGTTTTCTAATGATGGCTGCTGCGACTTGGCTCCACGTTTAACCACCCGAACCCGTTTGGGTTTGGTTATTGCCGTTATGGATTCACTCATGTGAGAGAAATTGATGTATTTATTTCATTCCTTGTGCTGACTTTAATACCTTGTTTTTTCTTTTAGATTATGAAAGCAAATATGAAAAAAATTGATTTAAACCTTGAAATGAAAATGAATTATCATGATCAGAAATGTCTTGGGCCAATATCGTGAAACGCAATACAACACCGGCAACAACAACGGCAACAACAACGGCAACAACAACGGCAACAACAACGGCAACAACAACGGCAACAACAACGGCAACAACAACAGCAACAGAAACAACAGCCTCAACGGCCTTGAGAAGCCTGTTGGGAAGCCTCGTCTTCAAAGGCCAAGGACCCACCGCTGAGAGGGCAATGAAACCGGAACCAGAAACAACACAAGAGTGGTTCCGTCGCGAAATCGGATTGAACCAAGAATCGCTGGCCACAATTGAAAAGGAAAATGCATCCCAATGCAGGCCAACTTGGGTCAGGTTGAAACGCCCAGATGCACCGCAAACATTTCCCATTTTCAAAACAACAGAGGAAATGTTTGCTTGGGATTATTCCGAACTTCTCAAGAACCAAAAATATTCGGATGAAGTGTTTGAACAGCGCACGCAGGAGTGGCGCATCAAACACAACTGGCTACTTCCGCCAATGAAAACCACAGTTTCCAAAGATGAACAGACCCGAGGGTTTTATTTTGAAAACGGCACGGTTTCATATGTGACGCCGTTCAGTACGGACAGTGACTTGCATCTATATCCAATACAAGAAAAGATGATTGAAATGTTGTGGTGTCTCATTCATTCGCGATCGGATGAGCTGGTGGCATGCAGCACGGTGGCCGATTTTAAGGCGATGTTTGAACGCAACGTTCGCATGGAACCCGATTTACGGCATGCGCATGTTTACAGTCGCCGCAAGGACACGTTCCCGCTCAAAATGCTTTGGCTCATTTCACAAAAAGCAAACGTGTTCCCGGGCAAGGCACGTCCCGGGTCCGCTCGTTGGACCACGGATCCATACGTTACGCGTCCGTCATTTGACCCGGACGTGTATTCCAAAAGCATGATCTTCTTCAGCTCATTCAAGTGTCGCGACTCCAATAATGCAATTGTCATCGGCCAACACGGCGGCCGCGAAGAAACCGGCATTTGCGTGGTTCAACAGTTGAAACAAAAGGGGGATGCGGCCACCATTCGCTGGCTTCTCTCTGCAAAACAGCTGCGCGAAATGGAACGCGTTACATTTCACCCGGAGTGCTCTCCCTTTCACAATTCATCCTATTCATCCGATGATTGGTATGATGATTAGTTATGATTACGCGAATTTGAAAAATTTAAAAAAAAATTGAATGAATGAAAGGCGTACTGTTTTTCATTCATGTATCAATCACAATGCAATCAAACCACGAAACCGGCGAAAGCGCCACCAGCGACAGCATCAACGCCGAGACCAGCACCAGTACCGAGACCAGCGACAGTACCGAGACCAGCGACAGTACCGATACCAGCGCCATCAGCGACAGCATCAACGGCGCCAGCGCCAGTACCGAGAACGCAAGCAGTCCCGGGCCATCCTTTCTTTCGGTAGACAATTGGAAGAACACCAAGGCATTTGCCCAAAACAAACGGAGAGAAACGCAGACGCAGTATTACGTTCGCATGAACGCAGCTCCTGATGTGGTGGAACTGGTGAGTCTGGACTCCAAGCCGTTCGGGTCCGTCAGCGAATCAATCATGGCCGAACTGTTCCAAATGGCGCCAAGAACGTCCACGCAACACGACGGCATATTTGAAGGCCACAAATGCGAAATCAAATGCGCCAGGCGCTGGTCTGGAAAAGATGATTGCAAATGGCAGCACATGGAACCCGACCATGACTACGGCTTTGCAATGCTGGCCCTCCTGGATTTCCACGAATGGAAAGTGTGGTGCATCACAAAGGCGCACCTCATGGGCGAGCTACGCGAAAAAAAGGTGGTCACATTCCAGGGCAAACAGGGCTGGTGGACCCAGAAATCGGCCATCATGCCGTACCTCACGCCGATCCAAGGCATAGAATGCCTCCGCAAGTTCGTCAGCTCCATCCCCAAATAAAATATAATGGGCGATTTACGATTTATGTTTGTTTTTGTTGCTGCGCCTTTTACGCGTCAATCCTCCTCCTCTTCCTTGTTTTATTTTTTTCAATTCCGAATCTAATTTCAACATGTTTTTAAAAGTTAGAAATTTCATTAAATCTGCATATTTTTTTTTCAATTTAAACAAACTCTTAAAAATGGGAATCATACCATCAATAACACTAGTACGAATGATTAGGATCGCTTTTAGGATTGCTTCTCGGTTTTGTTGCTTTGAAAATAACCTTGTGTACAATTCATCTGGATGGCATTTTATGGCAAGAGAGTGCCTATCGTAACCAGTCATTTCGTCAAAAACATCACTCAATATAGCAACGACTTTATTAAAAAAACGGATTATTCCTTTACCGATGACGCTGTCAAGAGTTATGCCGCTGTTTACCAGTATACCACTCAGCGATTCGTCGGTCATGCCGTGTGTATGCATTATTTTCTCAAGTTCATCGGGCCTATAATGATATTGAATGAAACGGTCAACCCATACACGGTACTTATCGCGAGGCATCCTTTCATTTTTATACACTTGCGATTGGGTTAGATATTGATTTTTCTCTATTATTGCTTTCAATAAATCAAAAATTGGAACCGAATTTGGTGGAGTTGTTTTTAAGAATTTAATAAACTTCTCAATGATTTCAATCACCCATGAAGGATCTAAATTTGGATATATTTCAAGAACCTGATCATGAATGATGTGGTACGTATCTATCATTTCTCTAAAAGATTTATACTCAATATCTACCAACGGTGCTAAACTAGACAAGTTACCATATATCGTGTTCTTCATAATTTTATTAATAAGTTCTTTTGGAATACCCGAACGAGAAAGCGCGATCCTTGAACTTTTTGACATGTCTGCCATATGTTTTGCAAATGAAAAACCCAGTGGTTCCATGGATGATTGATTATATAGTATAAGTATAAGTAAGTATATAAAAAAAAATAAACACGATGTGCGATTATGTTTAGGCATTTATGCATTATGTCGCCCGAACAAACACGTAGGTGCATTCCTCCGTTTTTTTTGGCGCGACAGATTCGCTCGCGGCTTTTTGGCCCGGCCGCCGGCTGTTGGCCATCGTGAACACCGTGTCGTCCAAAAGGCGCCACCCGTGCTCGCCGTGAATCCGGATCACATCGTCCAGCAAGTCGTACTTCTTGTCGGTCTTGAAGTTCTTCACGCTCCAGCAGCTGTACTTCACGCCGTGCCGAATGACGCCCTGTATGACCGGTTTCAAAAACGTGTCCAACCACGCTTGGTATCCACCGCCGCCCGCTTGGACGCTCTGCGTCGGTTCGTCCGAATACAGTTCCAGGTTGTAATACGGCGGACTCGTCAGCGCAATGTCGTACGTGCCAAGCGATTGTTGCAGCGCCACCTCGGCGGGCTTATTCACAAGGGTGACATCGGTGAGCCCAAGCTCGTCGCGAATGGCGCGCAGCGCCGCGTACGTCTTTTCACAAGGGTCAATGCCCGTGTAATGCACCTTCAAGGGGGAGACGAGCTCCCCCCTCAAACCCCCCGCAACGGAGGGGGAGACCCCCGCGAAGGAGGGGCTTTCTGCGCTTTTAGCCCCCACCATTCGGCCGCCCCAGCCCGCGCACACGTCTAGCACGCGCACCTCTTTCACACCAAGCTGGGTTGCCAAATAAGCCACCACTTTTTTTGCCATGAGCGGGCGATACATNGTNACCTTGCCCANCCCGTTGGCGAACGACAGCGAGCGAATGATTTCGGACGCNTAGGGCGTGGAGTGCTGCGCGCGGTTGAAACGCAGCGCCTTTTCCAGGCACGGCTGCGTCCACAANGACTCTACCGAATGCCCCTTGTAATTACGCACGGCGTGGAAGTGCCGCATGTGCTTTCGCAGCACCTTCATGCCCGCCACTTCGGTGGCCGAAATAGTCATTGCGTTCTGCGTTGCATCCTTTTTCAACAATAAAGCCCAGTCCTTCCGGATTTCCGCGTCGTCATATGTTTCGTGCAGCACACCGTGCGCCACCAGCTCGGCGGCCAGCTGCGGCAGCAGCGCCTCAAACTCCGCGTCCGTTAGGCTGCTGAGCGCGTGCTTCTTGTTCAGGATTGATTTCAGCATTGATTAGTTTGTTTGATTTGAATATACCATTCAAACAAGGGCATGATTTAATTCAATTTTTGCACGAATGCACTAAATATTTCCACATTCCACAAATAAATTAAATTATTTTATACACAACCTGTGTATCTTGTTGCACCATGTCTGCAATAAGTTGCTTGAACGAGGTCCGCGGGCGCCATCCCAGCACTTGCGCTGCCTTGGACGCGTCGCCCCACAGCACGTCCACCTCGGTCGGCCGGTAGTACTTCGGATCAATGAAAATCAGGTCTTTGCCGGTCGCCTCGTCGTACCCCACCTCGTCGGCGCCCGCGCCGCGCCACTTGATTCGGATTCCCGCCATGCCGAACGCCAGCTCAATCATTTCGCGCACGCTGTGCGTTTCGCCCGTGGCCAGCACGTAGTCGTCCGGCACGTCCTGCTGCAGCATGAGCCACATGCCCTCCACGTAGTCCTGCGCGCTGCCCAGGTCGCGCTGCGAATCAATGTTGCCCATGACGAGCCGGTCCGTCTCGCCGCGCAGAATTTTTCCCAGACCCAGCGTGATTTTGCGCTCCACGAAGTTGTGCCCGCGACGCACCCCCCCGTGATTGAACAGGATGCCGTTGGACGCGTGCATCCCGTACGCCTCGCGGTAATTTTTCACAATCCAGTACGCGTACAGCTTGCCCACCGCGTACGGCGACCGCGGATAAAACGGCGTGGTCTCGCGCTGCGGCATTTCTTGCACCTTGCCGTACAGCTCGCTGGTGGACGCTTGATAAAACCGGGCCACCCCGGTGAGCCCGTTGTTGCGGATCGCTTCCAGCAGCTTCAGCGTGCCGAACGCGTCCGTGTCGGCCGTGTATTCCGGCATCTCAAACGAAATTTTGACGTGCGACTGCGCGGCCAGGTTGTATATTTCCAGGCGCTCCATCGTCGGGTGCGCCGTCTTGATAGTGTCCAGGATCTTGTACAGGCACGCGCCGTCCGTCATGTCGCCGTAGTGCAGCTTCAACGCGGGGCTCCGAAACAAGTGCTCAATGCGCGCCGTGTTGATCGTGGACGAGCGCCGGATCAAGCCGTGCACCAAATAGCCCTTGCCAAGGAGCAACTCGGCCAAATAGGAGCCGTCCTGACCGGTGATGCCGGTGATGAATGCAACATTCGGATAATTCTGATAATTGTGGGTCATTCCGCTAATAAATAATACCAATCGTAGTTTTTATATGCATTCAAGGATGAATTTAAATCATTTTATCATTTTTAGCATTTTACAATCATTTTACAAAAAAATTGAAAGCTGATTTGAAACCAGTGATAAAGCACAGCGATAAAGCACAGCGATAAAGCACAGAAATGTTTAGAAGCAGTGATGCAACAGTGGCAAGACTCAGCAGAACTCCTTATGGCGTGATGGAAGACTTTCCGAAACATCTTCTAGCGGCGCCTTCTGCCGCGCAACCACCTGCCCCTGCCGCCGCAGCCCCTGTCCCTGCCGCCGAAGACCCTGTCGCTGAAGCCGAAATTCAAGCCGCAGCCGAAGACGCAGTCCCTGTCCCTGTCCCTCAAGTTGAAGACGAAGAAGAATCTCAGCTTCCGCCCTTTGCCGTGAAGGACATGAATGTTCTCGTTGTACAAGACATCAGCGGTTCAATGGAATCTCAGCGCGTGTCAGTTGCAACCGGAATCAATGAAATATTTGGTGACATGCAAAAACGCTACAGAGAACCATGCGAACACAAGGCAACCGTTTGCATCATCAAGTTCTCGTCGCATGACAACATTACAGCGAGCCCTGTCATTCCGATCAGTGAAGCGAAGCCCATTACCATGCGAGATTTGGTGTGTGATGGAATGACTGCGATGTGGGATGCCACTGCAATTGCGATTGACCACATGAACAAGCACAGCGCGGGAGTTCCGGCGACAACGTACATCTTCACCGACGGTGACGACAACGATTCCAAAATGCACACGCGGTCCAGTGTGAATGAAATGATTGCCGACAACAAAAAACGAAACCCCATGCACTCTGTGCTCTTCATTGGCTCAGATCCAACCACCAAGCGCAACGCACAAGACATCGGCATTGACCGCGTGCACTCCATCCAGCACGACGCAAACTCAACACCGATTGCATACGAGGTGTGCCGTCGTGCGCTCGGGCGCTGCGTGTCAGGCGACACCCAAAGCACCGAGTTCACCCAGGAGGACATCGCCATGTCCGAGACGCCGCAGCATCAGCATGAGCCGCAAACCCCCCGAACTCCACACACGCCCCCTCATCACACCGATTCACAAGTGTCCGATTCGCAACTGTCGGAAGACGACTACGCGTTTGCGTCGGATGATGTGCCCAGCAGAACCTTTAGTTCTTACAGACGGTAAAGATATGAATGATCTGACAAAGTGAGCAAGTGATCAAAAAAAAATAAAAAAAAAGATGTTTTTTATTTTTGATTCAATGTACCTTAATGACGACGTTTTTTGTGTGATGACCTGCGTTTTTTGTGCGATGATCTGCGTTTTTTGTGGGATGACCTGCGTTTTTTGTGGGATGATCTGCGTTTTTTTCCACCTTCGGTCTTGCCCGATTGTTCTTTATCAGTTAATTTGGTTTCTTCACTTTTGGTCTTGACCGGTAGTGGTGATTGTTCCATAAGTTCTTGAAATTCTTCATCAGATATTTCGGTTTCTTCAATAAAAACGGGTTTTTCAATGACCGATTCAGGTACTGATGTGCCGTTATCATATATCATTTGACAATTTTCATTAAATGTAATATATTTTCGTTTATTAGTTTCATTAGTTTCATCAACATAATAAAATTTGAGTACTTTGTTAAAACTATTTTTAATCACACGATTACCAATAACTCTCGCAATGGATTTGTCGAGCACATCCGTTTTCCCAACCACCTTTACGGATATCCAAGTACCTGGAATACCACCTGGAATACCGGCGGTATTGCTACATTTCAAATCTTTCAAAGTCAATTTCAAATCTTTCAAATTCAAAGTCGAAATCAAATCTTTCAAAGTATATTTTGTCGTCATTATTTTTATGAAATATACTTAGAAAAAAAAACAAATTCACAATGGATTCACAATGCCTTGGACATGTTGCAGTGCACGCATACATGCTCGGTGTGTTCTCCCACGTTGGTTCGGTCAATTGTCCAATCATGGTTGCATTTGTTGTAAACCTCCTGTTCCATTTGTTTGATTCTTTGCTGCACGGCCGTCATTTGTTTTTTCAGCGTTGACAGCTCCGCGCGAAGATTGCTGAGTTCTCTGATTTCAGTTTCTGCCATTTGTCTGGTGTTGCTTGGTTGCTTTGGGTGAATTATTAAAATGCATAAATGAAATCAATTTTTTTTTGAAATAAAAAAAACATGTCATATAAGGGTATCCAATGCCAGATCACGACCACGAAGTTAAAGCAGACAATGCAAACGAGGACAATGCCAACGAGGATAATGCCAACGACGACAATGCAAACGCAATAAAAGAAGACGTCGCCGATGCCAAAGAATTCTTCGTGTATTTGCTGGAGTCGTCCTGCAAAAAAGCAACATACGTGGGCGCCACCGTGAACCTGGAACGCAGGCTGCGCCAGCACAACAAGGAACTGGCCGGCGGAGCGCACGCAACCGGCGCTCGTGTGGCCCGCGGCGAAACCTGGCGCCGCGCATGTCACGTGACCGGTTTCCCCACATGGCAGGCCGCCCTACAGTTCGAATGGCGGTTCAAGCAGCTCACGCGCCGCGAACGGTCGGATGCAAACCAAACCCCGCTGGAACGCCGCCAAGCCGCCCTGAAACGGCTGCTCTCCCTGCCCCAGTCAACCAGCAAGGCCGTCCCCTTCGCCGCGTGGCCCTCCGGCGGCCCCGTCGTCATCTGGGAATGAAATGCTCCCGAGCGAGCTTAAAAAAAGGCACCAGCACCCCCTTTTCATGGATACATTCATTCTATCCATGTAATAAACGAGAGATATTCGCGCCAATATTTGGCCCATCCATAACGAGGAATAAAATGTCACAATTTCTCTCTAGATGTTTTTTGTTAAAACGGTTGATTGCATTATTGTCGCTGCATTTATGCTGTTGCGCGCATGCGTCCGAAAAGGTTCCGCAAATTACCTAGTACGCGTCGAATTTTCCCAAAAAGGTTTCGACATATCGATTTTTGGACATACTTTTTATGTCCATTTCTCAGAAATTTTTCGACTCTTGTGCAAATTCGAATCGAAAAATAACAAATTTTGTTTTTCAGATTCCACCTGTTTTTTGTGAGCATAATGCAGCGCTTAAAAAAAGGCACCACGAAGGTCAATTTTTGGGTTCGAAAAAAACTTAAAAAAAAGCACCAAAACATGTGATTTTGGGTGCATACCCTTGTCCAAAAAGCCTATTTTATAGGCTAGAATAGGCTCTTTTCCCTAGGAAAAAGCCTATTTTTTAGGCCAAAATAGGCCGATCCTATTACCTAGCAATAATTATTTATAAATATTGAAAAAAACTTAAAGCATAAAATATTTGCAACAATATATACAAATCATCTTTTATAAACTTGGAATGGACAAACCCATTGATAAAAAAGTGAAGTACTTCTGCAAACCGTGTCAATATTCTTGTAATAAAAAGAGCCACTATGTGCAGCACTGTGAAACCGAAAGACACATGCAAAAGTCACAAAGTGAGGCTACGCAGGTGTCTGAATTGAAGGAATTCATGAAAAATATGATGACAATGCAAAATGATATCATCAATGTTTTAGTGGATAAGATAAAAGAAAAACCAACCCAAGTTGCAAATGTCACGACTACGAATCACACGCACAACACGATTCATAACAACACGCAGTTCAACGTGCAGGTGTTTTTGAACACGGAGTGCAAGGATGCGGTAAAGTTGAGCGATTTTATGAAGACGCTGAAAATCACGCTCCAAGACCTGGAGTTTACGAAAACAAACGGGATTGTGGAGGGGGTGGGGTCCATCATTGCCAACAATCTGAAGGTGATGGATGTGCACAAGCGCCCCATTCACTGCACGGACGCCAAGCGCGAGACCATGTACATCAAAAGCGACGAATGGATCAAGGACGACATGCACGAACACGTGAAAAAATTCATATACATGACGTCGTGCTATCAAACACGCGTCATACAAGACTGGATGGAGGCGCACCCCGGATGGGAGACCAAGGAGAAAATGCACATGGAGTACCAAAGCATTTGCAAGGAGCTGTACAAGAACATTGAAAAGGACGACGCCGCGCACCGCAAAATTCTGAAAATCATTGCGAAAGAGACGCACATCAACAAAAACGACATCATGGAACTCATGCAATGATTTTTTTTTCAATGAATGCCCAAATAAATGAGGCCGGATTCCAGCCGTCTGTTTGGGGTTGACCACCTTGGTTTTCCGTTCATGTAATAATGGAACACATTGACCGTACTGGTTGAGCCGCTGTTGCTGTTGCTGCGACCTGAGCCGCTTGTGCCCCTTCTGCTTGAGCCGCTGCTGCCGCTTGAGCCGCCTGAGCCGCTTGAGCCGCTTGAGCCGCTTGAACCGCTTGAGCCGCTTGCATCGGTGGTGCCTGGTTTGAAATTCTGAACAGACGTCGGCCTAACACTGTTGCAAATTTTATTAATGGGTTGGAATTTGAGGATGTCGGGTTTACCACCTGTGATGTAGCACGGATCCGAACCACCGGCCGAATTGTAAGATTCCGTGGATCCAAGCGTGACGGCGGGGCATATGTATCCATTACCGCTCGGATTGGGTTTGCACGGATTGATCATGTCGTTCCCGTAAAAATCTTTGGGATAGGGCAACCCGCCGCTGTTTGACAAGCAGCCTGGAACGACGCACTTTTGCGTGGATGTTGTGACGCTGGCAATGGTGACCTCTTTTGCCGGGCAGGCTGCGGCCGAACAGTCCGGACCACTATTGTCTGATGCGCCACCGCCGCCGCCACCGCCGCCGCCCCCCTTTTCCAAAAACAGTTTGCAAGTGGGATTGTTGTTGCTGCAGTCGTAGTAGTTTTGGGAACCGGTCCGGGGTTGAACCGCGTAGTTCCCGAACTTTGTGCATTTGTTGGGGTCTTTGGGATCCGCTTTTTTCAAGCACTCGGCCGCGTACGCGTAATACCCGCAGGTCATGCATTCCTGTTCGCGCATGGAACGCAGGGAGGGACGGAACGCCAAGCAATACTTTTTGGAATAATCCGGGTTGCGGTTGGTTTCAGAAATGGGCGGATTCACGCACGTACCGCGCACCGCGGTTGCTGGATCGTCCACTTTCTTGCACTTGTCGCTGCACCCGACCGTTTTGGTCCATTGACCGGAAGGACCAAAATCTTCATCTTCATCAGCATCGGCATTCGCGCTCGCGCTTCTGGAAGCAATTCCGTCTTTTTGAGTGGTGGTTGATGAAATCCGACCGCTGTTGCGTCCTTCAAATGCCTCCATTAAAGCATCTTGTTTTTTGAGTAATTTTTCCAGCAAATGCTGGTGGTCCGAGCTGCCATCCGCTGAACCGGCAGCGTTGGATAAATTGCGCTGAAATGCGGCAGATGGCGGCACAAGCGATGGCAACAGCGGCGATGGCAACAGCGGCGACTCAAGCGCTGTATTGGGTTGTTGCGACTGCAGCTGTTTCATGGGCATTAACAGCATGACCGCGCATATCAAAATGATGATCGTGCTAAATAACCCCACACACGCCGTTAACTTCATGTGGTTGGTGCAATCCTATATTTGCAATTATATATTTGCAAATATATTTATTTGACAACAATGAAATGAAATGAAATGAAATGAAATGAAATGAAATGAAATGTATTTGGGGTTTACCGGCAGCAGTAGCTGTTCAGGCTTTGGGTGTACGGATTGCTGCGAAACGCGTCCAAAATTTCGGGGTTGATTCGCTCGCACTCAATGTTGTTGCGCGGATAAGTCTTTCCGGCATGCGCCTTGCCGTACGTTTCAATTGACGGGGGCATGTTCACGGTGTTCGGTCCCGGCGCCGCGGCGCCCATGTAGTTGTTCACGGTCACGTGCGGTTTGCGCACGCACAAGTTTTCGTTGTGGTTCAGCAGGTTCATGTTGCCCTGGTTCGTCCACGCCGTCTGCACCTTGTTGTTGTTGTTGTGCTGGTTGTACGCCGCGTTGTACACTTGGTTGCCCATGTGCGCCGCAGCGCCGCCGGCTGAACCCATGTACTCCACGTCCGTGGTCGTGTCGCGCTGGTTCTCCACGGGCTGCTGGTCCGACACCTGGTAGCCCGCGTTTGTTTGCCGCTCAAAATTCAAGTGGTTGAAGTCCAGCAGGCCGACCGTGGTTTCCTTAATTGTCGTGGGCAGCTGGTCGGCGGGGTTGAACACGGTGCCCGCAGGCACGGTGGACCCGGCGTTCGCGTAGGAGCGCAAGTTGCCGACGACGTTTTCTTTGCGCGACGGCCGCACCACGTCCAACAGCGGCGCAACCACGGCGCGAATGGCGCCGAATGCACCCCCCGGCGCCACCGCGTTCGTGGTCGTGCTGCGGTTGTTTTGCAACACCTTGTAGCCCAGGCGCCCGTGGTCCGCGACGGATGCGGGTTTTTGACCGGTTGCAGTGGCGTTCATGCCGTGGTGCTTGCTGGGATCAATGTGCTGCCGCTTGGACGGCTCCACTGCGGGCGCGGCGTACGTGGCCGCCCCGTTCTGCTCCGACCCCGCGCCAAAGTACTCCGACGTGGTGGACGGTCGGTTCACGAAGCGGTCGGCTTCAATGGGGCGCGCGGTTTGCGCCTTCTCCAAGCCGGTCGTGGTGAGCCAGCGGTCGGGCGTGTTCAAGTAGTACGTGTCGGGCAAGTACTTCTCCACCTTGCCCTGCGTGGCGGCGGTGGGCGCGTTTTGAATGTAGTAATACGCCGGACCCTCGTGCGTCTCCAAGCCGAACGTGAGCTTGGGATTCGTCTTCACGCGCAGCTCGTCCACGTTGCGGTCCACCCACTTGTCGCGCGCATCCATGCCGGAATTGAAGCCCCCGCTGCCGTTGGCGGTGTAGCCCTTGTCCAATCCCGGAGCCACGCGCACCTCTTCCCACGGCTTAACATTTGAAATTTTCGCCGACGGCATCTGGCGCGACTGCATGAAATCGTTCACGTTCGGCGCACCGTGGATGCAATTGTAGTTCTCCTGCGGCTTGAACAGCGGCGCAACCTCCGTTTTGCTCGTCCACTGCGACCCCGCGCCGTTCATGGCGTCCAGCACGGACTCGTGCGTGTTGGCGTCGGCAGTGCGACCGCGGATTTTGGCGCCGAAAAAGGGCGCCATGTTGTTGTGCTTAAATTCGTCGGCGTTCACGGGCTTGCCCGTCAGCGACATGACCTGGCGCCGCTGCTGATACGTGTCGCCAAACTGCGACTTTCCGCCAAAATTGGCGCCGCCGCTGACCACCTCCTGATACGCGGACTGCTTGTAGTACTTGTCGGTCGCGGCATTCGGGTTCGGAAAATTGGAGTACGCGTTGGCGTCGTAGCCCGTGTCGGGCTTGAACACGGGGTAATTGTCGGCCGGAACGACTGCGTTGGGTAAGCCCATGTTCGTGTAGCCCTCTTTAAAATCAGCGCTAGAAGCAGCTAAAGGCGCGGCGGGCCTTGTGTTCTTCTTTTGGTTGGAGAGGAGGTACGCGCCAGCTAGGCCCAGCAAAGGGATTGCGATTTCAGCCATATTGCAACAATGATTTACTCGCTTATTGAAATACTAATATATAAATATACTTTTTATTTATATAATGGCTGTGACTAATAACTTGTGAAAAACTTGTGAAAAGGAACCAGACCCCTCTTAACTCTTAATGATTCGTGTGCACGCGGCGAACATCATGTTTTGTTTGGGGGAATGCACATGCCGAGCTTGTGCGCGTTGGTTGCGCCGAACACGCGCTTCAGCGTGCCCTTTCTTGGCTTGTATTGCGATATCACGGCGATGTCGTATCTGCTGAGAAAAGGGGCATTGGCAACAATGGTTTCCACCACCTCCTTTGCTAAATCTACGTGTTTCAGCGTGGGACGATAGTGTCCGGATTTGGTGTTCAAGCATATGGTGATTCGGGGATCACCGGCGTTGTAAAACACGGTGCCCGATCCCGCGGACAACACCTCCATGCAGTTGAAATGCCGTTTGAACACCGCGCTGAACTTGGCCTGCGCGCGCTTGATGTCGGGACACCCCTGGAGCCCTTTTTTTGACGTTTTGCATGCAACGATGTAGTCATACAGCTCTATTAAATGGTCGTATTTCGCATCACGCCCGGGGTCCCGCTTAATTAGCTCCATCATTGCGTCAATGTAGATGACGGAGTGTCGGGTAATCAGGGACCCGTTGCAGACAAACACGCGGTGACGCTGATTGTGATGCACGACAATGAATTTGAACCACAACCCGTTCGCGTAAGTGAATTTTGAAATGAAATATGGGAGCGTGATTGGGTTCAATTCAAACACGGTGTCCGTGGACATGGACAGCTCATTTCCGAGCGTTTTTTCGTGCGTCTTTCCGCAAACGTGCGTGTTTTTCAACAACGGCAGGCTTCGGGCGCGTTTGCGCGTTTGGGGGAGCATTGACGCGCTTAGAAACGGGTTTGACAGCAGCTGCACATTCATGCAATGCAATGCAATGCAATGTAATGCAAATGTGGATACATTACATTGTGAAAAAAATGTCACGGGGGGAGGGAAAGGTACGAACACAAAGGAGGGGTGCGGGGCCAAAGGCTCTACTGCGCTGCGCTGCGCTTTTACGTAGTTCCCCGGCCCGTAGGTTTTATGAGGAGGAGGGAAAGGTACGAACACAAAGGAGGGGTGCGGGGAACTACGTTCCCCGGTTGAAGTAGTCCTTTTCCAGGATGCGCGTGCTCAAGTTGTTCTGAAACGGGCGGCACACGTGCTCCTGCGGGTTCAAGTGCAAATAAGAGAAATGCGACTGCTCCAAATCGCGGGCGGTCCACGCGGGATGGGTGGCGCGCGGCTGCTCCACGAACGGCGTGCACGTGGGGTATTCAACGGGCGCGTCGCCCACCTTGGAGGCGGTTGCCTTGTAGCTGATGCAGTCACGCGACAGCGGCCGGCTGAGCCCGCGCAAATCGTTTTCCAGCTCCACCGCGTTGGTCCTTAAGTTGCCGCCCCACCCCTGGAGGCGGATGCAAGGGTCTTCCATGTAAAACGGCTTGTCGCCGTTGCCGGGCACGTTCAAGCGGTACCGGCCAGCACCGGTGGATTCCTGTACTTCCTTGGCAATGCGACAATAATCGTCGTGAATGCGGGTAAATGCCATGATACAATTGTTGATATTGGTATACATGTTGCATTTATTTTTTTATTTATTTGTTAAACACTGAAAAATGAACCCGATCAATGTGGCGATGGACAAGTGAATCATCCATCTGAATATTGCCCGTTCACGTTTGTGAAAGCAGGTTGCGAAAACCTTACGTTTTCCACACCTTTATATTGATACGGACGGTTAGCTAGAGCCATCGGTCTCGCAAACGCATTAAAATCAGCATATAACGTATAAGATGGATAGCCTCCTCTTCCACTGTTAATTAATGCAGTCAGCTTCCAACCACTTAAATCTTGATTAAAATTTATTGTACCATAAAACATTTGGACCATATACATTAAGTTGCCTACATTATCATTCCAGTAGTCAAGCGGTTTGTTAAATGTAACCGCTCTCATAAACATGTGATTAGCGTAAATAAGTTTTTTTGGTGTCCAAGTATTAATAGAGATATGATTGAATGCACGTGCTTCTGCGAACATATATGACATATCAGTTACATTGGATACGTCCCAACTATTAACAGATACATTAAATACAGTTGCGCCAAAAAACATACCAGTCATTCTAGTTACATTTGATGTATTCCATTCCCAGTTATTAGTTGTACCAAGAGAGTTTTCATTATTATTGAATTTTACTGCGCTAGCAAACATATCAGACATATCGGTAACATTATATGTGGTCCAGTTACTAATGTTTTGATTGAATGATGATGAATCCTGAAACATAGATGCCATGTTCCTTACGTTTAAGGTATACCAATTATGTTCGGTATTCTCACCGGTAGAAAATGAACCCGCAAAATTTTTAAAAATAGGTTGGTTGAATGCTTTGGCACGAACAAACATGCCCTGCATGGTTGTAACGTTTGTCGTTTTCCATAACAGAATCGGTTGATTGAATACATCGGTATTACCAAACATATAACTCATATCCTTGACTGTTGCCGTGTTCCATGAACCAATCGGTTGATTGAATGCAGTGGCCTGATAAAACATGCTGTTCATGGTGTTAACTTTGGCCGTGTTCCATGAACCAATCGGTTGATTGAATGCAGTAGCGCCGGAAAACATTTGAGACATGTCTGTAACATTTGCCGTATTCCATGAATCAATCGGTTGATTGAATGCAGTATTATTAAACATGCTGTTCATGGTGTTAACTTTTGCCGTATTCCATGATCCAATTGCTTGGTTGAATGCAGTGGCCAGGCGAAACATATAATACATGTTTGTAACACTTGCCGTATTCCATGAACCAATCGGTTGATTGAATGCAGCGGCATTATTGAACATATTTTGCATGACTACAACTTTTGCCGTATTCCATGATCCAATCGGTTGATTGAATTTAGTGGCAGTCAAAAACATATTTTGCATGCTTGTAACACTTGCCGTATTCCATGAACCAATCGGTTGATTGAATGCAGCGGTATTATAGAACATCTGAAGAACCGATGTAACTCTAGACGTGTTCCACGAATCAATGGGTTGATTGAATGCAGTAGCGCTACTAAACATGTTATCCATGCTTGTAACTCTAGACGTGTCCCATGATTCAATGGCTTGATTGAATGTAGCAACATTTGCAACTAGTTCGTTCATATTTGTAACGAGCGTGGTAACAATGTTGTTGAACGGTATGATTTGAAACGCGGTAATTGCATTCGTTTCGGCTGTCGTTCGGTTTGCAACAAGCTTTCCAATTCCGGAGATATAATTTTTGAGTGTGGGAATAGAACTGTCGTTAATAACTGCAAACGTCTCGTTGCCGGAGCCTCTTGCATTAACTGTGACAAAGTATGGATTGGTTGGCAAAGTTTCTGTGCCAGTGTAGACGAGTGTTTTTGCGTTTGATGACAGATCAATCAGATTAGTGGGAGGCACAGTTCCGAACAAAAGTGCGCTTACAATAGGAGTAGCCGCATTGTTCGTTTTATAATTGAATGTGTATGTTGTATTAGATAGATGATGAGAAATATGAAATGCCACACTATTATTTGTGATGCTAGGGGTTTGTATACCATTGTACAGCAATGTTGTTGGAACAATTCGCGACACTGTATTTTTATCAATCGTTGATGATCCGGTATGAACTTTATTGAATTCCACGTGACTGAATGGAATGTATAGCGGGCCACCAGTAGCTGCTGTACTCAAATTAAAAAATACTTGCAATATCAAAGTGGCACTAGGCATCATGGTATGCACATTGAGTCGCATCGGGATTATTGTAGATGTCGGCAATGTTGTATTACTTGCACTAGTTACATTGAATTCACTCAATAGAAGCCCAAATAACAATGAACGCCCACCGATAACAAATTGTGAACCGGAATAACTACCTAAAGAAGTACCGATATTCAGGCTTGAACCTGAACTGTACCCACCAGACGCTGTTGTATTTCCGAATACTGCACCAATCAGATCGGGGGCGGGTGGCGTTGCACCACTTGTACAGATAACCGAACAAACCATGTTATTGGACGTATTCATCGCGGTAAAACCAGATAGATTTAGTTGGGGTGTCACAATCTCCCAATTACCACTAATACTAGTAAGACCAAATTCAACCTGGTCTCCAGCTGCAAAACTCAATTTAGTGCGGTCCATGGGTTTGACAATTTCAACACTGGATGGCAATTCATCATTATTCAATGCGAATGGAATAGACACCAGACTACCATCATTTTGAGTAGTGTTATACGTATCGTATATTGCATTAACAGTTGTTTTAGTCCGTATTAACATGTCAGTTGAGGGTACGGTTTCTCCAACTTTCTTAATAGTTAGGAGGAAGACGGATCCGAGTCCACCGCGGTATCCTGCTTGATGACGACCATTATTTCTAAAAACCGGAAATGTGTAACCAAAGTCTAATGAATGTAATGTTGCTTGTTGTGTAAATGTGATGACGCTTACTAGCGTCCCACCGATACTTAGTAAATTAATAAAAGATCGTCCATCTCCTGACGCGGTAGTAGTTAAATCTGCATTAACTCTATTGTATGCATGTGCGTATAGAACAATTCTGCCCGGAGGCAATTGATCAACACTGTAATCTATAATATTTGTTTTTACAACCGTGCTTACCGGGTTGAACGAACCAGTAGTTCTAGGTATGCTTCCGTAAATGATAACTGAATTTTCATAAGTTGATTGTTTGTCAGTGCTAGTGGATAAAGTTATCTTGTTAGATGGTGTTGTTGTCAAAGCGACTGGAGTGTTTGTTGATGACTGCTGAATGCTGTATGTGGTTCCAGATGGACCCGTAAACGTAATCTCTTTACTCTTTTTGTAAGTGATGGGCGAGACTATCGTTACCGTATTCGGGAAAGGAACAAGCGGGTCAACTTCCATGTTGGGTCTGCCTCCCAGTTCAAATAGCATTCCATTTGAAAATTCTGACGCAGTGGTTGTGGTTCCATTTGGCTGAGTTGCAAAAGAGAATACTATTTCGGTATATAATGCCTGGTTCAAAGCAGGAGGTGCAGTTGTTACATTCATAATTGGCCTTACTACAGCATTACCATTTGCTGCGTATGTCAAAGACGTAAAAGTACTACTAATGACTCCGCTCGTAATTGGTCCACTAAGTGGCACTGTTGAATAATTGACCATTGTGCCGGCTCCAGCATTTCCACCAGTCGCCTGAAAAATTGGACAACTAATTGTGGGGATAGAGGTGGAGGAGGGGTGATAGCTCATGTTTGAAATGTTACCGTAATTTAGTATATAATGAGGACTATATCCCACTATTGAACCATAATTCAAAATACATGCTCCTTCATTGTTAGTTACAGCTGATTCTATGAATAATGTTCCATAATTTATAATGCTTGTGCCTGATTGCATTGAAACAGAAGTTCTAATACTAAGGTAAGCACCATGTTTAATTAAAATGGACGAACTATTGTTCATAGATAAGCCGTTGACACTATTGACATGCAATCCAATTTCTACAATAAGACGAGCGTTAGACAAGCCCGATGGTAGCAACGTTAGAACTCCATTTCTTATAGCACTCCACGAACCAACTTCGCCATTAATTAAAACAGAACCGTTATTAGTGGGTGAAAGAGTGGAAGAACTATTATTATAAAAATAAGAGTATGTTGGTTTTCCGGTAGCTCCTAACCATAAATTAGCCAATATAGATGGACTATTCGCATTCATCATGTTAACACGTCCAGAAGTTCCAAATATGATTGAACCTTCAATACCATTAATGAAGCCACTGTTGCCGAAATTCCCGTCCACTTCAAGTGTTCCATTCAGAAAAACTGTGCCATAGTTGAATATGCGGAAAAACGATGTTCTCAACGTTTGGCCGCTTGGAATAGTAAAACTTAACGTTTCACCAATGGTGAATGACGTGATGAGTGTCCATGTATTCGCACTGGTTTGGGTTGCAACTGCAGTCAATGGAATTTCATTCAGACGATTCGTAACTGACACATTTGTGATTCCAGTGGTTGGAGTGATTGATGATGGACTTTGCAATGGAATGGTGATACCGTTCGGATAAGTCTGTTTCGTGTTAATCGTAAAATTGGCCGTGAGATATCTCGCCTTATCGTTATCGTTGTTTATTGCAATGGAGGCATTCAATGTATTCGTAACATGATTTGATCCAAAAATAATCTTGGGAATTTTGATATAGTGCGGAATCATGGATTTTGGTTCTGTTATCAAAATTGCTGAATTTATCAAGGTTGAATTTGATGACACTCTATTGAATGACGGTGAGGTTGAGATTGGAATCACAACCGGCATCTGTTTATGGTATGTCACTCTAAACAGTAAGATGTCGGTTGGATAAGCTACGGGCGTTTGTTGAGTTGGTGTTGGTGTTGGTGTTGGTGTTGGTGTTGGTGTTGGTGTGGGTGTTGGTGTGGGTGTTGGTGTGGGTGTTTGATTCGGCGTGGGTGTTGGTGTGGGTGTTGGTGTGAGTGTTGGTGTGGGTGTTGGTGTGAGTGTTGGTGTGGGTGTTGGCGTGGGTGTTGGCGTGGGTGTTGGCGTGGGTGTTGGATTCGGTGTTGAGGTTGGTGTGGGTGTTGGTGTGGGTGTTGGAGTTGGGGTCGGAGTTGGAGTTGGCGTGGATGTTGGCGTGGGAGCAAATTGAATTCCGCTTACGGTTACGCTAGGGTTTACGGATAAAGTAGAAGAAATTCTCACCGACACAACATCCTTGAAGTCAATATTGGGAATGATAAATGTTTGCAGGGTTGTTTTGCCTGAATAAAATCCCGTAAGTTGGATTGCGTCAACCACGACATTAGTTCTTGTCAAAAATTCAATCATTGGATTGCACACGTCTACATACATTTCAAACGATGAAACAAACATTGAACCGGATGTTATACCGAACATTTCGCCGAATGTTTGCGTTCTTCCAAGCGAATCATAGTTTGTAAGTGTTATGGGAGAGTTGCTTGATGTTGTTGTTGTTTCTTTCAATACATAACGATCAGTAGTACCCGCAATATTATTTACATTCGCAATATCAAATGTCATATTCAAAGAGGTTGATGATCCACCGGGTGAAAGAGATGTTCGTGTAATTGGGTCAGTTGAATCAAGAAGAGTGGGTGTAGGAGTGGGAGTGGGTGTAGGAGTGGGAGTGGGTGTAGGAGTGGGAGTGGGTGTAGGAGTGGGAGTGGGTGTAATTGTGGGTGTGGGTGTGGGCGTGGGCGTAGGAGTAGGAGTGGGCGTAGGAGTAGGAGTGGGAGTGGGTGTAACCGGGACAGTGCCGTTTGTGGGAGTAGGAGTAGGTGTGGGGGTAGGTGTAGGTGTAATCGTTGGTGTGGGGGTAGGTGTAGGTGTAATCGTTGGCGTGGGCGTTGGTGTTGGCGTTGGTGTTGGCGTTGGTGGTGTTGGTGTTGGTGTTGGCGTGAGCGTGGGCGTGGTTGTAGAAGTTCCAGCGTATCCCATGAAGATTCCGCCGTTGTTGACTATGACTAAACCGGTTGAAATGACCACGTTCGTATTCAGACTGCCGCCATCATTGTTGCTAATGGTACCTGTTCCGTTCATGGTTCCGCTCTTGTTATGAATCGTTCCGTTATTTGCAATGGTTCCTCCATTGTTGTTAGTGATGGTTCCGGTTGCATAATTTATGATGAGTCCAGATTTTGCGTTGGTCACTGCACCGTTGTTTGTTATGGTTCCATAATTTTTGATGGTGTTATTGCTGTTATTGATGACAGTGCCGTTGTTGGTAATAACTCCGGTTGCATTGTTTTCAATACTTCCATTAATAGTCAAGGTTCCGCCGCTGTTTATGATTATGTTTCCGAAATTAGAAATCATACCATTCAGCGTGAGGGTGGCGCCGTTTAAAATGGTCAGCGTGACTCCAGCGGCGACAGTCAGCGATTGCGCAATTGTAATTGTTGCACTGGATGATAAATTCCAGTTGTTCGTATCCCCCTGTTGGGTTGCAATGGACCCTAGCGTGATTGCAGTGGCAACTGTTGTGTAAGGATACAGCTCTTTGTAAATGCTATTGTATTGATAGTTGCCGCTTGATTCCCAAGCAGAGTGCAGTTGCATGCCCGTGCCGGTTTGTTCTCCCCATGATTGGGTGCCGCCACTCCGTCCCCATTGAAACATGGCAGACGGAATGAATGGGGTCAGCCCATTGTACTGCTGATATTGGTATCCATCGCCCACGCTCAAGTTATTGTCAAGCGGCGTGTACGTCACCGTGTTGCTGGTTGAACTTGTACCGATGGTGTAAGTGAACGAAAGGGGGGTGCCAAAAATGAGTCCGCTGCACAGCCCTGGGTTATGTTCAACCAACGCCATGTTTGCATATGTGGTAGGTATTGTCGTTATTGTCTTCCAATAACCGGTGCTAAGGTCTTCATAAAACACGTAATACCCACTGGTGGAGGGTGCTCCCACTATGGTGCGCGTATTGGGTCCGTTTCGGATGACGACCGAGTTCACGACCGAGTAATCGGATGGAAATCCGATGAGCAAGCCCACGCCGCCCGACGAATGGTTTGCAATGATTACTTCGGGAACCGGCAGCGGCGGGACCGGACCCGCGCAGACGGGAATGTAATACTGCTGAAGCGGAACGCCCGGGGTGTTTCCGATGCTGTACGCGTTCATTCGCAGCGGAATGTATCCAACCACCGAAGGAACGGGCGTGATTGGCCCAATCATGTTGATTCCGCCCAGCGCGAGTTCGTTGTTGTTCAGAGTTTGCGCGTAGTTTCCCAGCAACACGCACGAATTTTTGTCATTGGAGGACGTTTGACGGCCAACGCCGACATTTTCGCTTCCGGTTGTGCTGGCAGTGAGCGCAAAGTCGCCAATTGCGATGTTGCCGTCGCCGGTGATGTGATACTGCAACGATTGGTTTCCGATTGCCACGTTGCAGTCGGTGGTCCGGTTGTCATACAATGCGCGATTGCCGATGGCCACATTTCGGGTTCCACTTGTGTTGCAATACGCGACCCCCATTCCAACCGCCGTGTTTTGAGAGCCGTCTGTGTTGCTGTTCAGGGCCTGATTTCCTACACCGACGTTGAAGTTGCCGGTGGTGTTGGACTGCAGCGTGTTGTTGCCGAGCGCCACGTTGTTGCTGCCGGATTGTGTGCTGTTGACGTTGACGTAATCGTAAAGCGCATTCTCTCCAACGGCCAAGTTGTTGTTTCCCGTGTTTTTTGAAAGCGCATTCAACCCAATTGCAGTGTTGTGTCGGGCGGTGGCGTTTTGTCGCAGTGCGCCGTACCCCATCGCCGTGTTGTTCAGCCCGCTCTGATTTTGCAAGCTAAACGTTCCGAGTGTCGTGTTTCCGCTGGCATCACTCACGCTTGTTCCATTTAGTTGATTGAAACTAATTGACATCCGAGCGATTATAAAATTAATAAATATAATTTTATTATCGGGTCCATCGCATTTAAGGTGTGGGGAACGGCCGCTGTGATTTTTCAATCACGAGCGGATCCGGCATCACGAGTTGCATGCGGCCAAAGAACGAAACCTCCGGGAGTTTGTTCAGCTGAGGAACCACGGGCTTTTGCGGTTCAACTAAATTCGTGGAGTTGATGCCGAACAGGGCGGATTCAATGTCCACCGAGTTGTGTGAAAACGCTTCGCGCGGCATTTGGCTTGGCATGATGCCCACGCACGGAATGGCGGCACTGTAAGCCGCGCCCGATGCGCCGTTCTGGTATTCCAAATACCGGGACGACTGCGCGGTCATGCGCTGTTCTAAGCAATAATTTGAAGCCGTGTTCTTGTTTCGGGTGGATGCCATTACGATGTTTTGAAATACAATTACAATGGTATGACATTATAATTTTAATTTTAATTTTAATTTTAACCATTCAATCTGCGCACTTGCTAAACGATTTTTTTTTTAAAGAGTGGCGTACACGGCTAGTACCTTGTTTTGAGACTCCGCGGAAATGCAACCCTCATTGAATGCGTCAATCAAGCACAAGTGGAACACGTCCAGCAAGGGGTATGCAAACATGAGCGGCAACAGCTCATCCATCTGGTCAGCGCCGCCCGAGTTGTATGGGTGTTGCATAATGAGCGCCTTCAATTCCGGAAGCGCTTCCGACTTCTTCTTAATTAATTCCAATCCGTCGCTAATGGCGCTTTCGGAGTAATCGGTGAGCCCAAACACTTGCAAGAACTGCGCCTGATACAGCATGTCGGTAGTGACTTCATCGTCCTCCGTGTCTTCAAACGACTTGTAGGTGCAAACAAAATCGGTTTTGTACATTTTTTATAGTGTTCGTATTTTTGCGATGAAGTAATTTAATACATACATTGATTTGATATGTATGTTTTAAATCATTTTTGCAAAGTTCATTTTTGCAAAGTTCATTGATTCATTGATGCATTGATTCATTGACTGCAGTTCGCATCTCCGTAGAACATGTCACGCGACGATACGCCGCCGCGCACCCATCCGTCCATCGCCACGCTTTCCACCAAGTTGGCGGGATTGGTAACGGTGGACGCAATGGATTGAATGAGCGGGTAGTTGCACGACATTTGCTGCTCGGACAGCAGGTTGACGCTGCGCTTGTTGGTCAAGTAGTCGCCCTGCTGCAGCTGCGACTCTAAATACGGGTTGGACTGTCCGCGCCCCAGGAACGGCACGGTGGCAAAGGGGCGTTGCAACAGGCTGATGCGGCAACGGGGATGGGTCAGCGCGCTGCCGCCAATGAGCAGCTGCGAGTTTTCGTCAATGTTGCATCCGCCGGCGCCGACTTGGTGCCCGCCGGTGAAGTTGATGTTGGGCTGGCTGGTTGCAAATTCAATGGGCCGCTTCATGGAGCAGTCGTTGGAGAAAAAGTTTTGCAGCATGTAATTGGATGCGTCGGTGTTTTGAATGCTGCGTTGCCCTAAACTGCACTCATCTTCGCCGATGCGAGCGAGGTTGTGGAAACTGTAGTCCTTAATGAATGCGGACATGGGATAGTGGTCTTGTATATATATGCAATATATAATTTAACCCAATATTTTTTAATATTTTGGTGCGTTATCCCGTAATAGAGCCAAGCACCGGGTTGGCCCGTCCGCAAGCCATCAAGTTGCCTTCTTTGCACGAAATCATGGAGCCGTAGCAGTACTTTGCAAATGCGGTTTGGTCGTTGTCAATCTTGGTGTTGGGCGTGGCAAAGTAGCTGTGCATGGATTTGCTGAATTCGTAGTTGTCGCCTAAATCACGAAACAGGCGGTCTTCCAGCTCGGAGTTGCCGTCCGTGATAAACTGCAGGGCGGATTGGTTGATGTCGTGCTCCACGCTCGGATTGAATGCGGGCTCGGCAGCGGGGCGGCTGGGACGATCCGTGATGTCGGTCAGCAGCACGTTCATGAGCGGGTCTTGCGGTACGGGCGCCTGAAATGTGAGGCCGGCCGATGCAGTGGGTGCCACTTCCGTGATGCGCCGGCGCCCGCTGTTGTAATTGGCATATACGTGTTTTGTTTCGCGATTTGCGAATCCTTCCTTTTTTTTTTCTTTTTGTTCCTTCTCTTGTTGTTTTTTTGCAAACATTGCGTTGCTCTTGTCGGTGGCATTGTTTAAAACGGCAATTACGCCTAAAGAAACCACGCCCAGCAAGAGAAAGTTGTACGACATTGTCAACAAGTACCCCAAAATGGAGAGCACAATGATGAGCCGGCTGATTGCATTCATTTTTGCCTCGCGCGTCATGTCTGCAGTGGGGATGATGTGTGTTATTTCCGCGTGGTTGAACAACACGGTTGGATCTTGCAACCAGAATGCAGTCATTTAAATCAAAAAATCAAATCGTGATTCGGATATATGATGTATATATATTATATTGCCATATTCTTCTTTTTGAAAAGTATCATTCATTTGGGAGGGTGGGTTTCATTTTTTGTTCTTATTTTTCTTTTTGTTTTTGAGTTGTGGAACGGGGTCGGATACTTGTGCTGAGGCTTGTGCTTGCCCTTGTTGTGCTGAAGGTCCAGGCGCCCTTGGCGTGCGCTCCACTTTTTCACCAGTGCTAAAAACGAGAGGCTGTTGCTGTTGCTGTTGTTGCTGTTGTTGCTGTTGCGCTTCTTGTGCGGCCTTTTGCGCCGCTGCAACCATTGCCGCCCGCCGCTGCTCCAACTTTTGCTGCAGCCGCTCCTTGGTTTGGGCCGTTTTTATGTTTTGATTCAGGTGGCTCTGCATGGCGCCCATGTTTAACTTGCCACCCTTGCCTCCGAGGCCCATGCTGGCGGCCATTTTTGCAATGTCTCCCATGTCGCCGCCCATGCCGCCCATGCCGCCCATCTTTTTCAGCAAATCGGCCACGTTGTTTACCCCCGGCATTTTCTTCATTTTTTTCATGAGGTCGCTGGCTTCCTGCATGATTTCGCTTTCTTTGATCTCGCCCGATTTCAGCTTGGAATCCAGCTTTTTGCCCACCGACTGCACGATGCCCATCAACTTGCCCGGGTTCTTGAACAAGTTCTGAAACACGGACTGCACGGACGCGTCGTCTTCGGGATTCAGGTTCAGCTCGGCCGCGGTTTCCTCGGCGATTTCTTTGGCCAGGCTGCCGATTTTGCCGCCGAGCAGCCCGTTCAAATGCTCGTGCATGGAATTCGGGTCCATGCTGCCGGGCATGGCGCCTTCATTCGCGTTATTATCGCCTTCATTCGCGCCTTCATTCGCGCCATTGCCTTCATCTTTGGGTTCCCGGAACATGTCCTGCATTTGTTCCATGACTTCTTCCAGCTTGGATTTCAGCACGCTCTCGTCAATGGCTTCAAACAGCTTGGCGGCGTCGCCGAACGTGGACGTGTCCGACAAGTCCGACACCACCGAAAACATGACCAGCTGCAGGTACTTCCACACCGCTTCCTTGGTGGCGTCGCTCACATCGGGCGTTTCCCACAGCGCTTTGAAATTCAGCCCGGGCAGCAGCTCAATGGGCTCCGCAAACAGCACGGCGTCGTTGCGGTACAGAATGTTGAAGAACTGGGGCGCGTACGTGCGCTTGCAGTGGTCAAACACGGCAGCCGTGTCCATGTTGTAGACCGCGGCACACGCGTCGCCGTGCTCGGGGAACACGGTGGCAATGTCGGCCACGAAATCGGAGATGATCTTCTTGAATTCGGGGTTCATAGTGGCTATTTTGCATTAATTCAAATGCTTTTATTTAAATCAATATCCGGAACAAATGTTTTATGAAAGGCGGTAACATTGTGTATAACATTTGCATTTTTTTTTATTGTCACCATATAAATCCTGTCCGTTCAATGAACCGCATCAACATTTATAACCCGAACATTGCATCATACACCAAATCCGCAATAGATGCCATTGAATCGGGATGGATTTCAAACCACGGCAAATACATTGGTTTAGCAACCGAAAAACTGAAGGAAATCATGAAATGCAAGCATGCGATTTTAATGGCAAACGGCACGTGCGCCACACATTGCTTGTTCATTGCACTGAAGCACGCGCACCCCGCCATCACCAAAATTTATGTGCCGAACAATGCCTACGTTGCCGCGTGGAATGCTGCCCGGATGGAGTATTCCGAATGCCAGCTGTCGGTCATGCGCATGGATGCCCGCACGTGGAACATTTGCACAGACGAGGACTACATTGCAACCCTGGATCCTAATGCGGCCATGTTGGTCGTGCACAATGTGGGCAACGTTGTTAACGTGCCGCGCCTCAAGCGCATGCGCCCGGACATCGTGTTTGTGGAAGACAACTGCGAGGGCTTTTTAGGCAAATATGGTGATCACGGGCAGGACCAAAGTCAGTATTCAGGAACAAGCGACGCCACCCTGTGCTCGTCGGTGTCGTTTTACGGGAACAAAATAATAACCACTGGGGAGGGGGGCGCATTTATGACCAATGATGATGCCATCTACGAGCACATTTCAAGGGTGTATTCGCAAGGCATGTCGGCCAAGCGGTATGTGCACGAGGTGCATGCCTACAATTACCGCATGACAAACGTGCAGGCGGCGTTTTTGTATGACCAGCTGTGCGACCTGGACGCCATCATTGCGCAAAAAACAAGGGTGTTTGAAACGTATGTCGCGCTGTTGAATGAGTGCGACCTGATTCGTTCGGGGCGCGTGCGCTTGTATGAAACGGAATCCGGCACGCAGACCACGCACTGGATATTTGCGCTGCGTATCGTGGGCAATCCGAAAACGGTGGACGAAACCGCTGCATTTTTTGACGCAAACGGCATTGACGTCCGCCCATTTTTCTATCCCATCCATGCACACGCGCACTTTTCATCATGCCGCAGCAAGATCAGCGATGTGGATAACGCTGTTTCCGTTCGGCTGAACCAAGAAATCATCATGGTGCCGTCGTCCCCCGACATCGCGCTGGACGAACAACGGCGGGTGATTGAAACCGTGCATAAATTTGTCATGCAGTTAAATGGAATTCATGCGCGAACAATTCAGGATCAGGATCATGACAATTCCATGACCATCCCCATACTGCATCAGATTGTAAACATAATAAAACATGACACTGACAATTTGAGTTTTAGATATTTTAATAATCGCACAATTGAAACTGCGTTGCAAACCCATGCAATCACAAACGTGTATTACGTTGCGGATTGTACAAATGATGCAAATGATGCAAATGATGCAAATGATGCAAATGATGCAAATGATGCAATAAACGACTTCATTGGATACGCGCACATTGATTTTGACGCACCCGGCAATAGACATTGGTTTGGAATTTACATTTGCAAATCACATCGTGGTAAAAAATATGGCGCATTGGTATTGAATGACATCATTCATCAATTTTGCATTCAGACAAAGTATCAACACGACGTGTATTTGAGCGTTGACCGCACTAATATGCACGCATTGCACCTGTATGAAATGACCAAGTTTGAAATAGTTGAAACGCATGATACATATTATGTCATGCGACGCAAATGCAATGCAGCCAGGGATGGCATGATGTGATCATGATGCGCGTTTACATCAACCGATCCATGATCGCATCGGACACGTTCAATGCATCGTAAATGTGTTGCTTCAACCGGGGTTCATCTGACACGATGTGAGAGAAATCATTTAAATTCACAATGACATTGGCGCCATTGTCTGCATCGGTAGTCATTTGAACTTCATCATACAACATTCCATAGTACTGCATTGGCCGTTGCAGGATGCGATGCACAGTAGAAATGTCTGCATGCGATTCACGCAGTCCTAGGATGGACAACTTAAATACGGTGACCTTGTAACTTTTTTGTTCCCTCAGCTCCGAATTGGACGCCTGATTGATGCGGGATTTGATCCGGAAACGAATGTCATTGAATTCAATGCAGTCCTTGCACGTTTTCAAATACTCTTCGCCCGAAATGCGGCTCGCACCGTCGCGCAAAACATCCATCATGTCCCATATGATTGCATTCGCCTTTTTCATGGTATTATACAAGTCGGTGTGGGTTTGAATGAACTCGGTTAATGTGGCATGTTTTAGCAATGCGTCATGTTCGCGCTGCACGTCGGCCTTCCTATTTGCATCGGAAATTCTCTCCAATTTTATGTCCAGAATTGTCAATTTGTCAATCGCTTCTCCGATGCTGGTGGGTAGATAAACGCATGCCGACATTGTGGATTGTGGTGGCAGTAAGTGTGTTTTGTTTTTTAATATTTTAAATCATTTAAATTTATTTGCGCACATAAATGTTATTTACAAAATGATTTCCGAAAAAATCATATTTATGAGATATCAGCGAATTAACTGCTGATGCATCAATGTGGCCAATTTCAATCACAAATACCTTAGGATACAATGACCATTCATTGAATGTTGTAAGGAATTCCAACTCATATCCTTCAATGTCCAAGACGAATAAATCAAGCCTATCCAAATTGCATTTTTTCACAACATCATTGAATGTGATTGTGTTGCATGTTATTTTGCTAATTGTGTCTGGTGCGTGAGTTTTATTCAAATTTGTCAAATTTAAGCTTCCCAAATGATTTTTGTTTCCGTAAAAATTTATATTTGGACAGTAAAAATCAACCGGCGCATCAGAAAAATGCGGGTGCAAACAACAATTGATGTTAATGCTGTTTGGACGATTTATTGTCAATTCTTCATACCATGATGGCAATGGTTCAATGTTAATTGTTTTCCAATTTAAATTTTTTTCAAAAAAATACGTGTTGTTTTCAAGTATGCCGTTTGATGCTCCAGCTTCAATTGATATTCCATTTTCATAATTCAACAATGCGTCATACAAATATTTGTCTTGCGGCGGTTCAAACTGTCCATAAAACATTGCAAGCAAGTTAGTTATTAATTATTATTATTATAATTGATAATATATAACACATACAATTAATTGATGAATTTTTCAAAATTTAATTTTGCCACATCCAATTCAACTATACGTACATATAGACATAATACGATCCAGCGCCCGCTTCTAAAAAACAATGTTGGGATTTCCGTAACAAGACCTATTATTAAAAACACGGTTTCCAATGCCCCCCCCGCAAACACAACCATTGTTCCAATCATTTCAAATAATATATTGTATTTATTCGCACATAAAACATTGACTGAGTTTGAGGTTCCCATCATTACTTCACGTGGGTATGGTGTATTTATTCCGAAAAAAAAAACATCATTGAATAAATTGGATTCAATATATGACGACCCTTATAAATACGATGATTCATTGCAAAACATAAGTGTGAATGACTTAACTATGTTAAATGACATTGATTGGTACAACAATGACACAATATTGACCCGACAAATGATTGAGTTGTTGAATGTTAACTTTAAATACATTTTTATAACCCCACCAACAAGTGGAAAATTACTGAAACAATTGATACAATATTTCAAAGGATTAATTTATTATAGATTTTTTGGACTGGCATCTACGTATAGTTACAAAGACATGGTTCTCAAGTATGCATTTCCGAATGTAAAATACATTTTTGGTTATAATGAAATTTACACATATGAAAAATCATTGAGTTCATTTTTCAATGCGAATAATTCACATGTCATTCCATTGGGATGTTCTGACCATTTCATAAACACATATGAAAATACGCACAAGGGTACAACTAATAAAATATGTTTTGTTTGTTCAAAAATAAATCAATGTCCTTATTACACAAATGTTTACAATCAATTTTTAAAAAACGTTGGAACGAAATACGAGTACGTGTTGTTGGGTAAAAATAATGAAACGCTAACAGACGACAATAAATTCAATAATTTAAGCGATGATGCATATTTCAATAAAATGTCAGAATGCAAATTAATGTATTATCATTCCACGGAGCCCCGACATTTGCATTATCATCCAATTGAAGCGCTGATCATTGGATTGCCGGTATTGTTTCACAAAGAATCCTTATTGAATTCGTTTTTAATGAATTCACCGGGGAAATGCCATGACCTTGTTGAAGTTCGTGCAAAAATTGACCGAATATTAAATAATGATGTTGAATTTATAAATGAAATACAAAATGAACAACAAAAACACATATACAAATTTAAAATTTCATACAACATGAACGCATTTGACAATGTTATTTATACCGCTCCATTTAAACTTTCAATGTTAGATTGTTTGAACAAACAAATCGTTGCACCCATTGAGAATTGCACAGTGTCCGACGCCGAAAAGCAATTCATAGAATTGGCTTCAAACAACAAGGGCAATGATGTTGTTTTTTGTTCGCACATGGGGTTGGGAGATGTCTTGCTGAATGTTGGCATCATAAATTTATTATTGAATTTTTATGAAACAGTGCATTATTTTTGCAAAAGGGAGTATGTCAATAACATCTCCACCATGTTTGCAAATAAGCCATCGGTTCATTTAATTCCAGTGGATAAATTTGAAAATCAAAACATACTTTCCAACATGGCAATATTTAATTTTAACACCACCGATTGCATTCTTGTAGGCATAATGAAAAAACTCCATCCTTTATTGAAATCGGTGATACGAAATGCGCATTTCAATGAATACAAACAACAATTTGGAACAAATGAGAATGAGAAAACATTGTATCAACACATTGGGCTCATTCATTCCGATGCGGGCGTAAAATGGGACGTGTGTTTTAAATATTATGATGTGCACGTTCCCGAAGAGAGCCTGGTGTATTATCAAAAAATACAACAATACACAATCATGTTCATGCATGAGGTCGCATCAACTGCATCAACTGTTGATTTTTCCAAGATCGTTAATAAATACATGAATTTACCGAATTACGTCATAATATGCGCAAATCGGAATGTGTATTCGGACGAGCATCCGTTGCACGATGTGGCACAGCCATTTGTGAATCTGCCGTTTATGTTTTATTACGACACTCTTCGAAATGCGACCGACATTCACGTGATTGATTCATGTTTTTCTTGCATTCCACTTATATTGCGGTCCATGAATGCCATTTCCCCGAAAACATTTATGATATACGCAAGAGATAAACCGTATGACGCAAGCATGGTTGATGGACAAGTCATTTTGTGAACACGTGGATCATATTACGTGAAACTTTGCGTTTTTTATTAATGGAATAAAATATGCATGTTTTTTATTCCATTTATTGATTTGATTTGATTTGATTTGATTATTTGATTATTTGATTATTTGATTATTTGAGTTCATACATTTTGTGTTATGAGCGACAAAAATTGCATATTCTTGTTTCATTTAAGCACGGGAGACAATTTCACAATGTATGCTGCAGTGAGACATTTTCAAAAATTATACACGAATGTGTACATATTTTGTTTGCATCGCAATAGACACACTGTTACTCAGTTGTATGAACCTTATGCAAATGTGCACATTCTCATAAGCGATGAAACGTACAATCATCATCTTGCTCCATCCAATTTGATAAACCAATGCAAATCTCAAATCAAAAATTGCGTTGTGGTCGCTTCTGGAAATTATGGAAGCAACCGGTGTTGGGAACAATTTTACGCTCAATTGCGTCTTCCGTACAGTATTAGATATCAATACAAAGACATACATAGAAACAACGAAAGAGAGCTAGACCTGTACAACTCCATCGTTAGCATGTACGGTAAAACCTACATTTTTTTGCACGACCATCGCAACATTGCATACAAGCATTATGACATACGACCAAATGTGCGCGTCAAAAGTGACTTGCCAGTGTTTCACCCAAACGTCAATTATTATTCGGATGTAACAAATGTAACTAACCCTCATCATAATTTGTGGAGTTCCGAATTCATGTCAGACAACTTGTTGGACTATTGCACATTGATTGAAAATGCAACTGAAATTCACGTGAGCGATAGCGCATTTTCGTGTTTAATGCCATTTCTTGACTTGAAGAATGTGAAAAGAAAGTGCATTTACACATGTTTAGATGTTGTCAGTTATCATGCCGANTTCAAAAATTGGGAAATACTAGCAAGACAACGCTAGTCCANTTCNNCGTGCAGCTTCGCCAGCTTTGTCAAATTCTGAATGTACTTCATGGACTTGGCTTGGTTGTCGGCACCCATGTCCCGCACCGGGCCGCGCAGCGCGTCCACCTTCTGCATGACCGCGTTCCCCATGTACTCCAAGTCCTGCGTGTAATCCTTGTTCAAAAAGAAGCCGATGTCGCCCTTTTCAATTTCTTCGGTGTACGGTCCCACAATATACGTGACCCACGCATTCATCAAAATGCGCGGGTTGGTCTTTTTTATTAGAAACAATGCCGTTTTGGCGGACTCAATGTCCGCGTTGTCCGGAAACACGCTTTGCACGTCCTCCACAAAATCGGTAAACTGGTTCAAAAACGCTTTCATGATGATTGACTTGTCTGACGTCATGGATTGAGTTCGTTCGTTATTATGTGAATTCTGATTGTATACAATGAAGTTGACATTTTTAAATGTGTTTCTCTCAAAATATATATTTGTATTTTGGTATTTTAGTGCGTTGCTTTACCTACGGTACTGTGGTTGTTGTTGTTGTTGTTGTTGCCCTTGGTGTTGCCCTTGTTGTTGCTGGCGTTGCCCTTGTTGTTGTGCTTGCGCGTGCATGATTTGCTCGTTCCGTTCCTTTTCCAGCTTCTCCAGCGTGGTGTCGGGCCCGATGCGCGCCTGTTTTTCTTCAATTGCCGGACATTCAATAGTTTGATTGAAGTCAATGGTGGCGTAGTTGTACAGTTGGCGCAAGCCGCCGTTGCCCTTTGCCGACAGCTCGTCGCTGCTTTGGTCAAGGAAACTGTAGTTGTCCGACATGACGCCAAACCCGCCCATGAACTCCCCCCCGGTGGAAAACGGGGACGGCTCCCCGTTGAACCCGGTGGCGGCGTTGTTCTGCTGCACGTCCAGAGGCTTAAGGTGGTTCGTGATTTGGTCGCCGTAAAGCACCGCGTGGTTTTGATTTAAGAGCAGCAGCGCCGGCACCCGGTTCACGTGCGGCGGCAGAATGATTTGTTGGCCGTCTTCCAGGACAATGTACCAAGCCCCGTTCTCGCCCTTTACGCGTTTGTCAATGCACATGTAATGAATGCCTTCCTTAATTTTGCTTTTGGCCAGCCGTTGCAACAAGGCCTTTGATTTTTCGCAAAAGTTGCTGTAATAAAGAATGCTGCTCATTTAACATACATGCAAGTTTATATTGTCATTATTTTAACTCATTTTTTGAGAGCAATGCAGTAAATAATTAAATAATATCCGTATTGTATAAATACGTTCCCATTTATCAAACATGAAAATCAACGGTCAACGCCGTGACATCAACGGGTGGATTTATTTGTCAGTTCACGGTGATCCGTACAAACGCGGCTTTGCGCACGGGCATTTGGTTGCCGGTGAACTCGCCGAAATCATGAAAATGTTGGAATTCACAATACACGAAGACTACGGCCGCACGTTTCCCTTTTTCTGCGAAGTATCCGACGACTTTTTTCGCCCGCACATTCAGGCGCATTTTCCCGAGTTTTACGAAGAAATGCGCGGCATTGCAGACGGCGCCAAGCAGTCGCTGTCCCGCATCGTGTTTTGGAACTGCTTCGTCAGCTTTGACTACATGTTTTCGCACTTGTCGGACGTGCTAAACGAGCCGCACAACGAGCATTTGAAGTCCAAGCCCATGTACGCCGAATTTTTGGAAGGCGGTGCTAAAAAGGCCAGCGGCGCGCGAGAAGGCGGGTCCAAGGATCGGTGCAGCGCATTCATTGCGGTGGGGGACTACACGGCAGACGGAAAAATTGTGTGCGCGCACAACTCGTTTGACAGCTTTGTCAACGGGCAGTACTCGCGCGTGATCATGGACATGCGTCCGAGCAGCGGGCACCGCATCTTGATGCAGTCGTTCCCGGGCGGCATTCATTCGGGTACCGACGTGTTTGTGACGAGCAGCGGCATTTTTGGCACGGAAACCACGTTTGGGGGCTTTAACGCGTACGAAAACAAGGACCCGGTATGCTGCCGCATTCGGCGCGCCATGCAGTACGGCAACTCGCTGGATGATTACGCGGCCATGCTGACCGAGCGCAATTCGGGCGACTACGCAAACGCGTGGCTGTTTGGCGACACGCGCACGAACGAAATCATGCGCTTGGAGCTCGGGCTGAAGTACGTGAACGTGGAGCGCACCAAGAACGGCTACTTCATCGGGTTCAACGCGCCGTACGATCCGCGCATCCGGAACCTGGAGTCGGGCAACACGGGGTGGGACGACATGCGCCGCCACCAGGGCGCGCGCCGGGTGCGGCTGGAACAAATGATGGAGGAGCACAAGGGGCGCCTGGACGTGGAAATCGCCAAGCAGCTCATCGGCGACCACTACGACACGTATTTGAACAAGGTTAACCCGTGCTCGCGCACCACGTGCTCGCACTACGAGCTGGATGCGCGCGAGTTCATGTCGCAAGCCGACCGACCAAAGCCGTACGAGCCGCGGGGGGCGGTGGACGGCATGGCGGTGGATTCGCACACCGCGAAACACATGCAGCTGTGGGGGCGCTGGGGCAGCTCGTGCGGCATGGGGTTCTACAAGGACGAATTTTGNGACCGCAACATGATATGGAACAACTTGCGCCCGTATCTGCACGACCGCCCNCCGCAGCCGTGGACGCTGTTCAAATGCAGCGGTAATCATAGTCATAGTCATAGTCATAGTCATAGAACGCGACACCATCGCCATCGTCGCAACAGTGGAACAACGCGACGGGTAATGACCCCGAAATGAATAAAAAAAAGAATCCGAAAATGAATAAAAAGAATATGAACCCGAAATGAAACAATTTAAATACTTGAACAGCATATTACGTATTTAAATCCGCATTTTAGTCATGTCCGACCAGTTGCATCACTTGCAGGCCATCGTGGAACAGCTCCACATCAAGTACGCGGGGGACGAGTACATGTTGGGAAAGCTGGTGGCACACATTGCGCAGCTGCCGGCAGTCATGGACGCCGTGAATCAAGCGCGCGATGACAAGGAGCAACGCAAAAAAACGCTCATCACCGCTTCCGACGAATTCATTGAGCAATTTTTGAACGAGTCGCCGCACTACTACTACAACCCCAACGTGGAACTGTTTTTCGTGTACGACGCCGACGCCGAGTGCAATTACAGCGTGATCAACGAGGACGACATCCTGCACCCCATCCTGACAAAAATCAGCTGCAACCGGGAACTCATGCCGTGGAAGTACAAGATCAAGAACCAGGTGCTGCGCCGCATCAAGGACCGCAGTTTACTCACGTCCATTCCGGAATCGCAGACTATCCAGCGCACGCTGAACATGCTGTGCCCCACGCTGTTTCGGACGCGTGACTGTGCGAAATACTTCTTGACTGTGATTGGTGACATCATATTAAAAAAGATGGTTTATATTGGAGAGAAGGGGGACAAAAGTGACAAGGGGGGCAGTGACAAAGTGGACAAGGGGAGCGTGGAGCCGATCTACATTGCCACGCCCAAGGCGCGCCAGTTCATAAAGGGGCTGAGTCAAGAATGCGTGACGCTGTTTGGCACGTCGTTGTTGTCCGCCTTCAAATTCAAATTTTACGAGTACGCGTTTCGTGATTGCCGTTTGATGGACATGAACGACGTTGCAATGGATGCGTTTTCGCCCCCGTTCAAGCACCGGCTCATTGACATTTTTTGCGTGGCGGCGCACTATTCGCAGCGCTACGAAAATGCGGAGGCGTTTTTGAACAAGCAGTGCAAGGACACGGCAATGCACCAACGGGTGCTGTATTTGACGCATTGCCCGGAAGACGAGCTCATTGCCAAATTTGTGTCAACGTGTGAGCCATCCCCGAAAAGCAACATAAACATTTCTTGGAAAAACATGATGTATTTGTGGAAGGTGTTCATTGACGAAGAGAGAATTCCAAACGTTTTTTTTGCGCAAGCGCTGAAGTCGCGTTTAGTGCAGCAGCTGCCCACTTATTCCGAAACGGCGGACGCGTTCTTACAGTTGACGAGCAAACACTTGCCACTGGTAACCCGATTCAAAGACTTTTGGACGCAAACCATTGTGGTGAATCCAAACGACGACGACGAGTTGGAAATTGATGAATTCACTGCGTTATTCAAGCAGCACCACCATCACCAAATAATGCAGTCCGGGCAATTGACGCCGCAACTGCAGAGTCACAATCACACGGATGCCGCTTTTTTAGGACTGATCCAGCACTTTTATCCCGAAGTGGCCGTTGAAAACGACAAGTACTTGATGCATGTGAGCTGCTCGCTGTGGAACAAACGGGGGGATGTGTTGGCGGCCCTGCAAGAGTGCGCCGCGGCGCACACCACGTCTTATAAAGCGTATGAATTTTATTGTCAGCATCAGCGATTAAAAAACAAAAACAATGCCGCCGGTCCGCATCATTTAATTGTGAGCAAAAAGTATTTTGAAAAAATATACAATAACGAGAAATGAATTTTAGAGATATAATATAGGACGTTTTATATATCAATTCAACCGAACATGTCGAACTCGGGGTCTGTTTTGCTTTATCCTGTGACTCCGCCCGTGACTCCTGTTACGTCTGATCCGGCTTCTCCTTATTCTGATCCTGGTTCACCTGTGACTCCGCCGGTGACTCCTGCTTCGCTTGATTCTGTTACGTCTGATCCTGGTTCACCTGTGACTCCGCCGGTGACTCCTGCTTCGCTTGATCATGTGAATTCTGCTTCGCTTGATCATGTGAATTCTGCTTCGCTTGATACTCCTGTTGTTTTGGATAACGATGATGGAGTTAAGGATGTTCTAAACAGTATTGTTGACAACGTTGTCACGGATTCTGGTTCTGTATCTGATTCTGTATCTGGTTCTGTATCCGGGTCCGAGTCCGTGCCCGTGCCCGTGCCCGATCAAATCACGGTCGCATTAGTGGATGAAATTGTTGAGAATAACGACAGAAAAGCAGTGGAAATAGGGTTGCAACGATTCAATGCAACCAATGCAACAAACAACGTGTGTGAAACAATTGTGAATGCCATTCAACAGACGATTAAGCCATCAGAAACCATTCGGATGTATTGCAATCCCACAATTGGACTATTGTCCGACTTTGCGCCGCATTACAAAATGTTGATATCGGTCAATGATGATAATAATGATTCCATTGAATCTATCATTTCAACCACATTTACGGAATTGTTAGCCCGTCCAATGTTTCAAGGTTTGGATATAAAGATTGAGGCTGCACCATTCATTGACGGGAAATTCAAACAAATTTCTCTCGTTTTATGGATTGGGAAAGTGTTCCATGTTCCGGTTTTCACGGCATACGTCGTGCGTAATGCCTTTAATAACACCAACTTGGATTTAAAACCGATACCGGATACACCATTCCAGCACAATGCGAAATTGATCGCGAATTACAACATATTGGACGTGATGCTGGAACTGCTGCTGCAGTCGGACGCATCTGATATTTATGATCCCGTCAACGTGCTCATTGCGCGCGGCATTAATGCATTGATTGTTTCAAAATTTGCGGGGTCACCACCCAATGAAGCAATTGCGGCGGGGTGCCAGCCATTTTTTGACATGATTCGGCTGTCCGGGTTGCGTTCAGTCGTTGCAAAAATGATACTGATCGCGGTGTTGCAGAATCCCAATGTGAAAACCGAACAGGGCGACCATTTTTCGGACATTTTCCCAAGCGGACAGTATGGCAAATATTTTGGGGAGGTTGCGCATCGGGCCACCACTGTCCAGGCAGATCAGGGTCCCATAATGCTTACTGAAGGCGTTCCGTTGACAAGAACCGACATCATACTTGCAGCAATGACTGCGATGAACCAATCCATGAGCGCAAGTGGAACGGACAATCACATGGTGATCAGCGGTGGTGCAGCGGTGTCGTATTACATTCAAGATTTTTTGAAGCAATTGGAAGCGGACCCAGAGTCGTTTCCGACCAATTTGAGCATTGAACTAGATTTGGTCCAGTTGAAAAGAGACTGCCAAAACATAAGGATGAACGACATTGACTGCATTGCGTTCGGTAATGTGTCCCGCCAGTTTTTATCGGTATTTTCTCTCTACATGATGATTCTATATGACAACTTTTATGCACGAGCCAAACGGTACGGTGTTGTGGAGAAGGATGCACCACCGATTTCGTTTGCGCTCTCTGCATCTGCATCCGATAAAATTGACATGTATATGTACGGTAATCGGGATGATGATTCAAACACAATGCTCATTAGCAAACGGTTGAGAAAGGAACCCAGCGTACAACTTGTCACACAAAAAACCAAGTATTTCTCTCAAATTGTGCATCCATTATGTGAAGAACAGCAACCGCTTGGTTGCAAGGAAGACGAATACTACTTGGAGCCCATTGATTTGGTGAAAAAGACGATGGAGCACTTTGTCAAGCTGTACATGCGATCCCTTTATCCCAAGCAGAACATGGATGATCAAATCAAGGAAAAAATCGCGACCATGTTGAAAGTGGGTTACAGTGGCAACCTGGTTTCACTGAAAATAATTATGCTGGACATCATTTGCATTTTTTGCGACGAAGGCGCGTCGCTGTTTTGCCGCATTTTCATGGCCCGCAAAAACCCGAAAGATTTCGCCCGCTTGCGCGTATTCATTGACATTTATTTACTGCAATTACTGCGTTCCAGCGATAGTTTTGCTCAAGAAAATGCAGACTTCATTGCGAAGGTTGGCAAGTTGCGAGGCCTCATGGCCCAGTTGAACACAACTTATTATTTGGAACAAGGCAGCATTGCTGCGTTTGATGCCGAAAAGGCGGAACAACTGAATAAGGACCGGGACCAGTTTTTGGGTCTGCTGCGTGAGGTGGGGCGCGAAATAGTGGACATGGATGCCCCGACGGAACCCATTCCAATGCAGTTTCAGGAGACAACTGGTGCAAGCACGATCCGGTTTTTCAATGAGTCTCCGCAAATCAAATACAACTTTGACATGAGCCAACACATGGCCCAGTTATATCAGTGTATTGAAACTGGATCATATGATGCATGGTTAACAACCGTTTTTGAAAAAATTTTGTTTACGCCAGAAGTGGAATCGGGTTTTAGAGAGAAATTGACCACCATTTTGGCAATGTCTCCCGAATCCAATTATGAAGTGAATTTCAAAGATATGCCGACTAGGTCTCCGGCCATGCTTGAATTATTGAATGCGTTGAAGGGGATAAACATTGACAAGGCTAAATCAAACCAAATAAAGAAAGTTGGTGAATTGCGTTACAATTTATTGTATCCTCTCAGAGAATCCATTGCAAAACATCGCGTAGAACCAAGCGCCACACATGTACTTAAAATATATGATAAATCAACCATAGATAACTATTTGTTAATGCTTGTAAAATATGTATTATTGAATAATATTTTGAAAACACCAGGCGTCAATCCGGCTTTGATAAAAATTGTAAATGAACCCGCGAATTACGATGATGCAGTCCGCGAGGAAATTGGACGTATCCTATTGGAATGGAATAAATCCGCACCCCCTCAACTGGGTGGTGGATCTACCCGAAAACGTAAACGGGTTTGCCGGTTGAATAACGCAACCACGCGGCGTTCTAAATCGCGATTAATGTCAAATAAGCGCAGCACTCGCCAGAAACGCAGGGCTTCAAGGCGTAGATGTAACCGTACTCGGCGTAATTAAATAAATGAATTGAATACATTCGTGATGTCAATTCATTTTTACAGATTTTTTACAGTGGATTTTTTGCTTAATGCTTCCTGTTCCTACGGCTTCGGGTCTTCTTAAGTTCAGAGATGCGAACGGCGCCGAACTTGCCCTTCTTGGCGGTCCAGCCGTGCTTCTCCAGGCGCTTCTCCTTCTTAGCGGTGGCGTGCTTCTTGGCGCTGACGATGCGGCCGTGCTTGTTCATGAGCAGCTTGTCGCGAGTGAGACCGGGAGTACCGTCGGTCTTGTATGCGGTGCCGTGGAACACTTGAGCGCGAGAGCCGCGAATGAGCTCGTACTTCTTGCCGTGGATGTGATAGAGGCCGTCATCTGAACGCGTGTAGTTTCTGCCCATTTTGATTTAATTGGTTTTGGTATTATAGTTTAGCGAAAGAAAAAAAAAATCAATTGAATTGATTCCGAATGGGCTGGCCATAGCCGGCCGGTGCTCCCGTCCAGCTCTTATAAACATTCGTCGGGCGGTTGGCTTGCGTAAAACAATCGTTGCGTTGCGCCGTGGCGGTCCGAATAATGATGCTAAACACTTTGAAATTGACCACGTCGGGAATGACGTTGCCGCCGCTGCCGGTTTCTATTAATTTCTTATTAATGGGCCGATAACACCGGCACTTCTTTAGCGAATAATAATTGTAGCCCGACATTTATATTCTAATGCTAATTTATATTTTTATTTATTAGAATGGCTGATGAGTATTATGGCGAGGACGATGAACAACCACCACAACAACCACAACAACCACAACAACCACAACAACCACAACAACCACAACAACCAGACGATGATTTTTCTAGGTTGATATTACCACCAGCCAATTTTGAAGGTCCATCCGTATTAATGCCAGATAATCGTTCATTAGGTTTAGGTCAGGTTGCGAGGTTTGCAACAGATTCACCACCACAGACACCGCGGTCACCGCGGGATTTTAACTTGGGTTTAAATGCATTAAGTCGGTTTAATACAGCAGAAGAAGCGCTACGTGCATTATCCACTCAAGCATCAGTGCAAGCAGCATTTGCTTCCGCTCCGGCATCTGCACGTAATATTACACCAAGTGCTCATGCTCGTTTAGTTGCTGCTCTAACACCGTCGCATAACCGCGTGGTTGATACAGAAGAAACACGATCGGACCACTTGGAGTATTTGATACGTTTAATTCGTAACTGTGACAATACGCTTGAATTGCGTCGTTTACTTCAGTTGATTTTGTCCCCTGTGCCCGACAATGAATCAGCGTTGCAACGAAGGCTTCGACGGCTGAATGAAATTTTGCAAACGCGCCGACGTGTTGACATTGCCCGCGGTGAAACCAATATCACATATTCTAGGCAACTTAGATCATTGAGGTGTCGGTCTGCACGTGCACGGACTCGTCGGTTACTTCATGCCTTCATTTCCCAATTGCGGGATGAAATTATGGACAGGCTAAGACTAATGCAAAATCGAATGACAAGACGATCATTGCATCATGCCAAAGGCGGAACCCGAAAAATAAAATATAAGTCTCGCAAAATAAGGCATCAAAAATAATTTTTTTATTGTGTTACTATATAATCATGGCCAAAACACATCACCGTCGCCGACACCGTCGCGCAAATCGCACTCGCAGAGGAGGCGGAAAGCATAGTGCTGCTGCCGCTTCTGCTGCTCCTCCTCCTCCTGCTACTCATGATGATCTTGCAGCCATTTTTGAAAGAGTAAAAGCGATTGCAGCTAAGGCAGCTGAGGCTACTCCACAAAAAATATCAAAACCCCCAACACAGAGTGCTATTGATAAGATAAAAAAGAAACAGTTTGAAAATATTCTTGCTGGAAAAACGCGTTCCAAAGACAAATCAGCATTTAGACATGACTCAGGTCAAAGTGATCCTCGTATAGGGCGATCATTTGTCCATGGAAATAAATAAAAAATTGAATTTACTTAAAGCGAATAAATGGATGTCATGTATCCCTTTATTTCATTGCATTAAAACAATGGCCTCAACCGAAGCATCTTTAGCAACCAAGTATCAGAAAATGACGGATTTGGAACACATTCTCAAGAAGCCCGACACCTACATCGGCTCCATTCAACTCACGGAGTGCACCGAATACACGACGATGACACAAGGTGAAGGTGAAGGCGGGGCGACAAACATCGGCCTGGCGACCTTCACGCACATCCCGGCGCTCTACAAGTTGGTGGACGAGGGTCTGGTGAACATGCGCGATCACGTGATTCGCCAGGCGCAGGCAATCAAGGACGGCAAGCCCAACGCGCTTCCCGTCACGTCCATTGAAGTGGAGGTGGATGCCGCCACCGGCACAATTACCATGACGAATGACGGCAACGGTATTGACATTGCGCAGCACCCCGAGCACAAGATGTGGATCCCCGAGATGATTTTCGGGCACTTGCGCACTTCCACGAACTATGCGGAAGACAAGAAGGAGAAAATCGTCGGCGGGAAGAACGGGTTCGGGTTCAAGCTCGTGCTCGTGTGGTCCACGTGGGGCTCCGTGGAAACCGTGGACCACGTGCGCGGACTCAAGTATACCCAGGAGTTCAAGAACAATTTGACCGAGATTTGCGCGCCAAAAATCACCACTGGCGGCAAAAAACCGTACACGCGCATCTCGTTCCGCCCCGATTATGCGCGCTTCGGCATTGCCGGGCTGACGCCGGACATGATTGCGTTATTTAAAAAACGCGTGTGCGACATTGCCGCTGTGACGGACCGCAGCATTCGCGTGAAGTACAACGGCGCCGTCGTGCCCGTGAAAGATTTCAAGCAGTACATCTGCCTCTACGATCGCCCCGAGGGCAAGTGCGTGTTTGAGACTGCCAGCGAACGATGGGAGTACGCCGTGTGCTTGACACCCACCGACGAGTTCGCGCACGTGTCATTTGTGAACGGCATTTGCACGTCCAAGGGCGGCAAGCACGTGGAATACGTCATGGGCCAGCTCTTGCGCAAGCTGGCGGCGTTTATCAAGACCAAGAAGAAGGTGGACGTGAAGCCGGCGACCATCAAGGAGCAGCTCATGTTGTTTCTGCGCTGCGACATTGAGAACCCGGCGTTTTCCAGCCAGACGAAGGACGAGCTCACAACGACGAGCGCGAATTTCGGGTCGGCCTGCGTCGTGAGCGACGAGTTCGTGGAAAAGGTGGCGAAGATGGGCGTGATGGACGCGGCCTGCGCCCTGACGGAAGTGAAAGAGGCGAAGGCGGCGAAGAAGACGGACGGCGTAAAGACGCGCACCATTCGCGGCATCCCGAAACTGATTGACGCCAATTTCGCGGGGACGGAGAAGTCGGCGCAGTGCACCATCATCTTTTGCGAGGGAGATTCAGCCAAGGCGGGCATTGTATCCGGCCTGAGCAAGGAGGACCGCAACACGATCGGCGTGTATCCGGTGAAGGGCAAGTTCATGAACGTGCGCGGCGAGGCGGTCAAGCGCATTGCAGAAAACACGGAAATCGCGGAAATCAAGCGCATCCTGGGACTGGAGAACGGGCGCAAATACACGGCGGAAGACGTGGCCAAGCGGCTGCGATACGGCAAGGTGCTGTTCATGACGGACCAGGATTTGGACGGGTCGCACATCAAGGGGCTCGGCATCAACCTGTTTCAGAGCGAGTGGCCGTCCCTGACGCACATCCCGGGTTTCATCGGGTTCATGAACACGCCGATTCTGAAGGCGCGCAAGGGCGCACAGGAGCGCGTGTTTTACAACGAGGGCGAGTTTGAAGCGTGGAAAAGTGGAGCGACTGCAAGCGGCGGTGTAAGCGGAGCGACTGCTGCAGCAGTGGACGTCAGCACCTGGAACATCAAGTACTACAAGGGTCTGGGCACCAGCACGGGGCGCGAATTCCGCGAGTACTTTGAGCACAAGAAGATCGTGGATTTCGCGTATACGGGCGAGCCGAGCGACGACGCGATTGACCTCGTGTTCAACAAGAAGCGCGCCGACGACCGCAAGCAGTGGTTGTCCACGTACAATCGCGCGGATCATCTGGACACCAGCCACAAGCACGTGACGTACGAGGACTTCATGACGCGCGAGATGAAGCACTTCTCCATCTACGACAACCAGCGCTCCATTGCAAACGGCATGGACGGCCTGAAAATCTCGCTGCGCAAAATCCTGTTCGCGGCGTTCAAGAAGGGCGGACTCAAGACGGAAATCAAGGTGGCGCAATTCAGCGGCTACGTGTCGGAGCACTCGGGGTACCACCACGGCGAGGCGAGTCTGAACGGGGCCATTATCGGCATGGCGCAGAACTTCGTCGGCAGCAACAACATCAACTTGTTTGAGCCCAATGGTCAATTTGGGACGCGCATTCAAGGAGGAGGCCGAGACGCTGCTAGTGAAAGGTACATCTTCACGCAGCTGAACCCAATCACGCGCCTCATTTACCGCGCGGAGGACGACGCCGTCTTGGAGTATCTGGACGACGACGGCCAGCTGGTGGAGCCCACGTTTTACGCGCCGATCGTGCCCATGGTGCTGGTGAACGGCACGAAAGGCATCGGCACGGGGTTCAGCACGGACATCATGTGCCACAATCCGCTGCAAATTATTGACCACATCGGAAACATGCTGCTGCAAAAGCCGGAGGCAGAGTGGGGCCCAATTGAGCCGTATTACCGCGGGTTCAAAGGCACCATCACTGCGCTTACTTCCGGATCTGGGTCTGGGTCTGGTGGAAAGTTCCTGGTCAAAGGGCTGCACGCCGTGGATGCCGCGAAGAAGCAGGTGCGCGTCACGGAACTCCCGGTTGGTTATTGGACGGAGGATTTCAAGAAGCACCTGGAGGCGCTGATTGAGTCCGGCGCAATCAAGGACTACGTGGACATGAGCACGGACACGGTGGTGGATTTCACGATCACGTTTCCGGCCACGGCTGACTTTGGAGCACTCACGGCAGTCGTGGATCACGGTAACGCGGTTGAAAAACTGCTGAAGCTGTACACGACGGAATCCACGAGCAACATGCACCTGTTTGACAGCCAGGACCAGCTGAAGAAGTACGGCAACGTGCGCGACATTGTGCGGGATTATTACGCGACGCGCCTCTCCTTGTATAAGAAGCGCAAGACGCACCAGCTGGCGACCATGGCGGCGGAACTCCTTGTTCTCAGCAACAAGGCGCGCTACATTCAGGAACTGCTGGACGGCAGCATTGACCTGCGGAGAAAGCGCGGGGATGAGCTGACGGCCATGCTGCAGTCCAAGGGGTACGACACCATGGAAGGCGACGAGCAGTACAAGTACTTGTTGAAGCTCCCCATGGACAGCGTGAGCGAGGAGAACGTGCAGAAGCTGCTGAAAGAGAAGGGGCAGAAGGAGTTATGCCATGCCACGCTGCAAGGCACCAGCATTGAGCAGCTGTGGCTGGCCGACTTGGCGGAGCTGCGCGCCGAATACGTGAAACAAGAAGAGAAACGTGGGAGAGAAGTAGCAACACTTACAGTTACACCAGCAAAATCTGGCACGAAGGCGCAAGGAAAAATGAAAAAAGCATAACCATATTGAAACATTTGTAAAAATACGTTAAATAATGAAAACAAAAATAAAAAGAAAAAGAAATAAATATCAAATGAATGTTGAAATATTAAAATTATCATTTTTAACATTCATTGCAGGGGTTTTTTGCAAAATATATGATGATTTAAATGATAACAATTTATTCAATTTTTTAAAAAAAAAAAA